GCAATATCTTCAACAGTATCTGCTATAGAAGCTGGATATTTAGATGGAGTCACAGGCGCAATTCAAACACAATTAGATGGAAAGCAAGCAACTGTTGCTAATGTTTCAGATGTTGAAATTGGATATCTTGATGGTGTTACTTCAAGCATTCAAACACAGCTAGATGCTAAGTCAACTGCTTCTAAAACTGAAACTCTAACTAACAAAACTTTAACCTCTCCAGTAATTAATACACCTACTGGAATCACAAAATCAGATGTTGGACTTGGAAATGTTGACAATACAGCAGATTCAAACAAGCCTGTTTCTACTGCTACACAAACAGCACTTGATCTTAAGTTAGCACTTGCTGGTGGAACAATGACAGGGGCCATCACTTTGCATGCTGACCCATCATCTTCACTGCATGCTGCAACAAAGCAGTATGTTGACAACACAGCATCAGGAGTTATTGCAAAGCCACAAGTTCTTGGAGCAACTACAGCAAACATTGATGCTACATACAGCAATGGTACAGCTGGAGTAGGCGCAACTCTTACACACAATACAAACGGAGTATTTCCTGCAGAATCAGGTGGAGCATCAGGTTGGGCAGTTGGAAAAGGTATTCTTGTAAAGAATCAAACTAATAAGGCTCAAAATGGTAGATACTACGTCTCAAATATGGGATCTATTTCAACACCTTATGTTCTTACTCGTTGTACATATTGTGATGAAGCATCAGAGATTCCAGGTGCATACATATTCGTACAAGATGGAACAAACGCTGGAACTGGCTGGATTCAAGTAGTTGCAGACCCTGCAACATTTGTTGTTGGAACAGATAACATTGATGTATTCCAGTTCTCAGGTTCAGGAACAATCACAGCAGGAACAAATATTTCTGTAAGCGGAAATGAAATTTCAGTAATCGCAACTCCATCACTTTCTGGCGTAGCATTTACAGACGGTACACAGACAAAAGAAGGAACTCCTTCTCGTACACCAATTATTCAAAAGACAGCAGCATATACTTTGTCAGCCCTTACTGAAAGAGATTCATTAATTGAGGTATCTTCAGCAACTGGTGTAACAATATCAATTCCTGTAGATGCTACTCTAAACTACCCAATCGGAACATCTATTGATATTCTTCAAACTGGAGCGGGACAGGTAACAATTGCTGCAGTAACACCAGGAACAACAACAGTAAATGCAACACCTGGCTTAAAACTTCGTACAACTTGGTCATCTGCAACTCTCTTTAAGAGAGCAGCAAATACATGGGTTGTATACGGCGATCTAACAGCGTAATAGGGGGGTATACAAATGGCTAAGAAGACCGGTAGACGTTCATCTGCATCAAATGACTTTCTAGAGCCATTGGCTCCAACAAGTGTATCTGCTACAAACGTAGGGACAGGCAGAGCGTTTAACAATGGCGCAGCGACAGTTACCTTTTCTTTGCCTGCGCTATCCCCGGCCGCTACATCATTTACTGTAACTTCATCTCCTGGCGGATATACTGGAACTGGCGCATCTTCTCCAATTACAGTGTCTGGACTTCAATCTGCCACAGCCTACACATTTACCGTTACAGCTACTAATGCTGCCGGAACATCTGCAGCTTCATCTGCTTCAAGTTCAATTACAGCTACAACAGTTCCTGCAACCATGTCTGCCCCAACCCCTACTGCTGGTGTTAATCAAAACTCAATTGCTTTCTCAGCACCAGCCACTGGCGGTAGCACCATTACTAGCTATACCGTAACAGGCTCTGATGGTACTTCTGGAACAGGATCTACTTCTCCTATTGTTATTGCTGATACCGCATCAACTTCTCAGACATATACAGTTACAGCTACTAATGCTAATGGAACCTCAATTGCATCCTCCGCCTCTGGATCAATCACCACACTTGCTCCGTTCTTCCCGCCATTCTTCCCACCATTCTTTCCATTCTTTCCATTCTTTCCACCATTCTTCCCGCCGTTCTTTCCATTCTTTCCACCATTTTTTCCTCCGTTCTTTCCATTCTTCCCGTTCTTCCCACCATTCTTCCCACCGTTCTTCCCATTCTTCCCGCCATTCTTCCCACCCTTCTTTCCATTCTTCCCATTCTTCCCACCATTCTTCCCACCATTCTTTCCATTCTTCCCGCCGTTCTTCCCGCCATTCTTCCCGCCATCATTCCCATTCTTCCCGCCATTCTTCCCACCTTACTTCCCAGTAAGTGCGCCAAATAAGTGTGGTGGCTCAGATGTTTACTATTATGGAACTCCTGGTTGTGGCTATGTTGGGGCCTGTACCTCATCCTTCACATCTGGTGGTCAATGCTAATGATCTATAAAATAAGAAAAGAGGCATTATGATTAACGAGCTAGATATTACTTATGTCCGTGATAGAGATAAGTTACGGGGGGCACCATTAACTTTTGTTATTGACGGAGAATGCGTCTATGATTTTGTAGTCACAGAAGAAGGTGCTAATCTGTTTACAAAAAACACTGGGATACGTGATATTTCTAGCGAGTATACGTCTCACGATGGCCCTACTCTTGAGATAACAAAAGATAACGGCGACATTGAAATATTTCAAACGTCTGAATATTTTGCGGCAATCCTACTAAGTAACCCTACTGTGGTAAACTTAACTGAGTATCCTTATGGGCACCATGTTGTCTCACCAAACGCATCTTTTGATGGTACAAAGTTTATCATAAAAAATAGGACTGTTTCAGAGATAGCTAGGCTGACAGAGTGGCACCCGCAAAATCCAAAAAATCCCGACTACGTAGCGCCATAAAAATAGGGCAACCCCCTAAATGAGTGGCAACACTCGCCGCACCCAAATATTAAATCCTCCAGTTTACGCTATAATAGGGCTATAACGTTTAAAGATAGGAAATCTTATGGGTATATACGACGAAAATGAAAATCCTTGGTTTACAAAGGATAGGTCTGAGACAGCTTCGGATAGGGTTGCAAGACTAATGCCACAAAGCGACATCACTATTAGCAATCCAGGACTAGGGCTAAATGTATATCATAATACTTTTTCTTTGGATGATTCTAAAAGATACATTAACGTACTTGAGTCCAATTTGTCTACTGGTAGCAAATATAAGTGGTCGGAAGCCCAAGTAACTAATTCTGATGTACCAATTAAAAAGGCCAGAGACTGCGTAGATTTTAAATATAAGCAAGAAAACCTTGGACCTAGGGACGAAACTAACTCAGAACTAATAGATCTGCACGAAGAAATATATCAAAAACTTAAATACTGCATAGACGATTATGCAAAATATTGGGGCATTAATGTTGTGTATTATGAGGCATTTAACTTTGTAAAATACGACGGGTCGGGAACCCACTTTAATATCCACGCAGACCATGGACCTGCCTACAACTGTACAGTGTCTGCCGTCATCTATATTAACGATGATTATGAAGGTGGAGACATAAAGTTCCCAAGACTTGATAACTTAGTTTATAAGCCAAAAGTTGGGGACATTGCAGTCTTCCCATCAAACTATATTTATGAGCATGCATCCCTGCCAATGGTTTCGGGGACAAAATACTGCGTTGTTGTTATGACAGATATCAATGAATTGGGGCACAAGTAATGTCTTTAGTCGCTATATTTAGATCTTTTCGCCCATGGATAGATAAGAAGCATATTTCTGTCCCAGCGCCAACACAAACACAGATGCCAGATTGGTACAAAGATGCAGATAGGTTTGCAAAAATGCCAAACGGGGAATACTACAAGGCGCCAAAAGAAGTCTGCCCGTTCCCTAAAGAAGGCACAACTGATGACTATGGAAAGATTCCTACGTGGAAGGCGTGCCCTGCTCTTATGGACTCCTTTACAACTGGATACATTTTTAAAACACCGTGCGACTTAGTTTTTTATAAAAATGACCAGGGAATCATAGACGTAAAAATTGATGACCCTAAGTATAAAGATTTTTGTACTCAACGACCTCCTATGCCACAGTTTGAACACCCAAAGGGGTACTATCAAACCCACTTTGCTTGGAGTTCTCCTTGGGGGTTAGAGCTCCCAGAAGGATACAGTGCGCTGTTTATGACCCCAATGAATAGGTTTGACCTGCCATTTTTAAATACTACTGGCGTAGTAGACTCAGATAAGCTTCATTTCCTTGGAACTTTTCCGTTTTTTCTTCCAGAAGGTTGGGAAGGTACAATACCCGAAGGAACCCCGTACCTGCAGGTTCTTCCGTTTAAAAGAGAAAACTGGGAACACAAAATAGAGATTCCAGATCAATCTACAATGTATGATAAACTAGTGAATAACATGCAATTTTACCGTCAGCCTGATGGCGGAGTATACCAAAACAAAGTTTGGTCAAAAAGAGACTACAAATAGGGAGAATATAATGCAAACATGGACAGAAAAAGTTGATTTAGGTAATGGCATTTTTTGCTATAAAGGCGTAATCAAGAAGGATATCAATGTTGTAGGTCGAATTGAGGCTAACCTTAAGCCAGAAGGAGATACGACTGGGTATGCTTGGCAACCAGCATATGTTGGGTATAAACAACTTATGCCAGAATATCGTGACTGCAATGATTTTAAATTTAAAAAGACAGATATTGAAAATGACATGAGTCAGGTTAGTTTAAATCTTCAATCTTTGTGGCAAGACCTATACGATGTAAAGTTGCCTGCGGTTCAAGACTACTCAAGGATGTATAATATTAACAACCTAAAGTACTGGGAAGCCTTTAACTTTATTAAGTACGGCCCAGGACAGCACTTTATGGAGCACCACGACCATGGTTTTTCTTATAACTGTACTGTATCTTTAGTTGCATATCCAAATGATGACTACGAAGGTGGGGAGCTTTACTTTAGATTACAAAATTTAAAGGTTAAAGCAGATGCTGGAGACCTATTTATCTTCCCATCAAACTTTATGTATCCACATCAAGCAATGCCCGTAACTTCTGGAACTAAGTATTCTATTGTGACAATGCTTGACTACAGCAAAAAGTTTCACACCCCAGAGATGTATAGCGCAGACGCAGACTAATGTTTAATATCTCAGTTGAAAAAACACAAGGTGCCATGTTTGATATTCAACCCATGTCAATTAAAAGAGACTGGATGGAGGCAACATCAGAGAACCATGCGTATAGGTGTTTTCCAGTAACCCAGTCAAATGTAATTGGTTGGGGCCTGTCTTGTCTAGAAGATATTGAGTTTATTTGGGATGGTATAAATGACCAAACCCCAGATCATGTTCAAGTATTTAGTCCAGAAGGATCCTATTCTGGAAGAGGGCAGTCCTCTGTAAGCCTAAATACCGGCCTAGTTTTTAGAACAGATCAGGACGTCAGTATTTTTACCATTAACCCGGTAAATTATTTTAGTGATGAGTTTGAAACAATGGCGTCTTTAATTAGTACTTCTTTTTATGATAATCCTTTGCCTTTAGCTATTAAGGCAAAGACTGCAAATAAGCGAGTAGTTATTAAAGCGGGAACTCCAGTTGCCACAATTATCCCCATATCTTTGTCAAATTTAAATGGGACAGATATTGAGATTGTTGAGTACCAAGACCCAGATAGAAAAAGACTAAACGCAAACATATCCTATGGGAATGCCGCACAGGCAATAAACTCTGCTGGAAAATGGACAGACTGGTATAGAGACGCTGTAAATGAAAAAGAAGAGTCCCAAGGCTCTCATGAAGTAAAAGCATTAAAATTAGGGGTAGTAGATAAAACGAAAAGGAATATGCTATGAACATGGAACAAAACAAAGATTCATATACTGTAGTAAAAAGAACGCCGTCTATGACCCCATCCGGCTGGTTTGGGGACAGCAAAGACATGATTGTTGAGCTAGAGAACTTTATGACTCAAGAAGAGATAGAGTTTTTAGAAAAAGCGGCTAAGTCTCTAACAATCTGGGATGTAACTCAAAGCCATACAAATGAGAATGGTACGGTCACTTACGACTCAGATTACTGGAAAGATAGGGTTGCAACCCAGCCTACCTTAGATAAAAATGACCCAAAGATATCCCCAATAATTGCAGGCTTATTTCAAAGACTAAAGCCTATTATTGAAGACTTTTATAAGGTAGAGGTTCACCCTACGGGCACAACTATTGTTAAGTGGCTTCCTGGGCAGTTTCAAAAACCCCATGCTGATAAAGAGCTTCATGAGGGCCCTGATGCTGGAACACCTAACGATTTTCCAAACTATGACCTCTCAAGTTTGTTCTATTTAAATGACGACTACGAGGGCGGTGAGCTATACTTTCCTTTGCAGGGTGTACAGTTTAAGCCTAAAAAGGGCGCTGCTTATTTCTTCCCAGGGGATAAAAACTATATCCACGGAGTTACTGAGATCAAGAGTGGCTTAAGATTTACATGCCCATTCTTTTGGGAAATAACAAAGCATACAGGTGACAAACAACCGTAAGGACAGGCTATAATATAACTATGAAATCTATCTATGATATACCACTTAACTCGGCCGAGGGAACCCCTGGGTTTTTAGAGCAATTTAAGGGTAAAGTAACTCTGTTAGCTAATACAACAGTTGGTTGCGGCAACGCTAATCAAATGGAAGTTCTCCAATGGCTTCAAGATAAGTACGGTGGAGATGATTTCCAAGTTATTGCTATTCCTACTAATGACTTCTGTGGTCCAGGAGTTACTAAGGGTAAGTGGTCTGAAGGCATTACCTGCGGGCTAGACTCACAAGAATACGGACAAGAGGTTTATGGAACCACCTTTAAGTTCTCAGAGATGGTGTCGTCAAACCCAAATAAGAGCGCTACTGAATTGAGCCCGTATAAAGGTGATGATTCTGTAAATGGGTTGGGGCAGCCAAGAAAAGAAACTCATGAGCTATACCGTGAGATTAAAGATCAAATGCATGCTTACGCCGCAAAGCAAAAAGAATTGGGAATCCCAAACAGAGACGGTTACCTGTCACCTTGGCTTAATCAACCTATTTCTAATGGCGCAATGCAGGGCGGAAACTTTGAAAAGTACTTAATTGATAAAGATGGCTATGTAGCAAATTGGTTCCAGTGCACAGTGCTAAATTACGATATTGAAAAAACACTAAAAGAAGCCCTAATAGCTGCGGGAACTCCTGCTGCTCTAGGAGAAGGCAGAACCCCAGAGGTGTTTCAAGAAGAATTTGCACTTGTTGAACAAGAAATAGAAAAGCTTATCGCTGGAGATAAATCACTTATAAATAGCTAACTGGAGTAAAAATACAATGAACCTGGAAAACAAAAAAAGACTAACAAAAGACATAGTTGTTTATGAAAACTTTATAAGCAAAGAAGACTGCAAAAAAATGATTCAAGCCCTAGATGCTCAGGCAGCCAATGGGGCAATCTCTTGGATGCCTATTTCATTTTATGAGTCATACTCTTCAGTTTTGCCACAAGATAATGACCAAGAAGTCATTGACGCTGGTCTTTCTCCAACCATATTTTCAGACATTGAAAAGGTAATGCCAGAAGCAGTTGCTTCAGTTCACGACCTTGACCCAAAAACAATTTGTAAGATTGGGTACCACACACAAAAGTGGGAGCCAGGAGCATACGCAAGAATCCACTCCGACAACACAGATGCCGAAGGAAACTCAGGCGCGTTTACAAGAAGCCGTTACGCAGGCTTTCTGTATCTTAATGACGATTTTGAGGGGGGACTTTTACAGTTCCCAACACAAAACATCTCCATTAAGCCAGAAGTTGGAATGCTTGCCGTATTCGACGGCGGGTTTAATAACATGCACGAAGTAACCCTTATCACAGGTGGGGTAAGATACACCATTGGATCTTTCTGGGATGACCGACAAGAGTCAGACTACCCACAAGAAGTAAGAGACGCTTGGGCCGAAGAAATGAAGGCTACTAGAGCTCAGCAAGAGATTGAACGAGCAGAGTGGCAAGATCTTCTAAAGCAGGGTTGGAAGTTAGATGCTGCTGGAAATAAGTACAAAATAGAAGATATTGCAAATGATTGAGTCTTTTAAACAACAGCTAATAGATAGTGGATATGTAGTTACAGATATTACTCCAGAACTATTCTCTGTTGAAAACTTTTTATCAGAAGACCAACTAACTACTTTTTGGGATATTATCCATAGTACCTCTCAAGAAGATTGGGAAGTAGAGTACCACGCAAACTTAAAGTACTTTTGCATGGAAAAATTTGGCAGAGATGACGTAGAGAATTTGGTTGCTGAGGGTAAGTTTGAAATTACTCAAAATTGGAAAGATAAAAACTTTAACATATTACATCATGGGATCCATAGGCCTTTATATGATGGACTAAACTCAATGGTAGTCAAAGCTGACCCAGAACTAATTTTAAGTGGTCTTGCGACAATTCAAAGAATGCAGCCTGGTGTTGAGTTAAAAGCCCACACAGACCAGCATACGGACCCCTCAATTAAGTACGCGACAATTGTATACATTAATGATGACTATGCAGACGGCGAGATATTCTTTCCAAAACTTGATATTAAGTTAAAACCTAAACCAGGAACTATGCTATTTTTTCCAGGAAACGAAGAATATGAGCATGGGGTCAAGCATGTAGGGGATGGACCAATAAGGTACGTTCTTGTTGGATTTATTAAAGAAAAAGACCACTATGAAAAAAATAAATACTAAGGGGGAGACAGATGAATAGAGAAATTCTAGACCCAAAAGCATACTACTATACAGATGCTATTGAAGATTTTGATACTTTTAAAAAAGTTTGGAAAGAGCTAGATACTCTTGAGCAATACCCAGAGTCAGGCGTAAATGTTTGGAACATCTGGACTGCCTCTAATGATAAAGATTTTATCTACGGGGAAACAAAGACCTTTGATATTAATGCGATAAACCAGCTTAGTCCAATTTTTTCTCCGCATTCAGCCGAAGTAGCAGAAAAAAGTAAATATATCTACGACGCTATTATGACTACAATGTATAACGTTTGCAAAGACTACGCCTCTTCTTTAGGTGATTTTGACGAGCCAAGGCTTTTTCCAACTTTTAATATAAAAAAGTACAACACTGGAGTGGGCATGGGCGCACACTTTGACCAGTTAGATGGCGATAAAACACTAAGATATTCATTAGTTATGTACCTAAACGATGATTGTGAAGGCGGAGAAATCTCTTTCCAATTAAAAGATTATGATGGCGGATGGACTAGTGCTGACGGCTTTTCTAAGGGGTCAGCACCAGCTGTAGACCTAGACTATGATGTATCTGTTGCAAATAAAGCAATTGATTTTGGATTAAAGCCAAAAGAAAATAGCGTCATCATATTTCCAGCATTTCCACCATATTTTCATACGGCACACGTTGTAAAGTCTGGTTTTAAATATATGATTCCTGGTCATTGGATACATAACAACATGGATCTTAATAAGAATCAAGGTATGTAATTGAAAACAGCTATTGTTACTGGGGCAAGCAAAGGCGTAGGATTAGCGACAGTCAAACGCCTATCTGAAAATGGGTACAAGGTCATTGCTGTTTCAAGAAACCTCTCTAAAGTATCTGAGCTTGTATCCGATAACGTTGAGGTATACCAGCTTGATGTTACAGACTCTAAGGCAATAGAGATATTCTTTGAAAAGTATAAGGATATAACACTAGACCTTTTAGTTAATAATGCTGGTGGTGGATCGGCACCTACCAACATTATTCATGAGACCCCAGAAAACTTTAGAAAAGCCTATGACATAAACGTCACTGGGCCCATGTACTTATCCCAATTATTTGTGCCTTGTATGGAAAGATCACAGTCACCAACTATTGTCTTTATTACTTCCTTTGGTGGTAAAGTGCCCTATCGCGGTGGAGGAAACTATACAAACGCCAAGAGGGGTGCGCGAGGCCTAATCGATACTATGAGGCTTGAGTTCCCACAATTCGGCATTAAAATTACAGAGATCTGCCCAGCAACGATTGATACTCAAGAACAAAAACGAGACCAGGCATTGACTGCAGAGGATCTGGCAGAATCTATTTACTGGGTAGGGTCATTACCAAGCCATGTTAATGTAAATGAGATTGAAATTTGCCATATTAACAGCAGCAAATACTAACCCTCCCCCCCGTTAGGCTATACAAAAGGGGTCTTTTTTAGTATCGTTGTGCCTATATAATTACTAAGGAGCATCATGGTAGCCAGTTACCCAACTACAGTCCGAGATTATTCGGCACGTACTGACCTTGTAGACATCGTCGTTGCCGATAACGTTAACTCCTTGCAAGAAGAGGTGCGGGCAATTGAAACAGCCCTTGGTGTTTCATCTACTGGAACTAGCCCTCTGGTCTCCACTTTCTCTGGTACATGGAGTTCAGCTACTACCGCTTGGGGCACACTTGGGGCCCGCCTTCTAAATATTGAGGCCGGCCTTGTAAACGGTCTCGGCACAAACTCACCATACGTTATAAAGACCGGCGGTAGTCAGGTCCTTACTGCTACAAACGTAGGACTATCTTTAAAAACTGGTACTGGAACCCTTGCACTTCTTGAGACATATACTTCAGCAAACGTTTTAGGATTTAACGTAAACCACCTTGGTATTCCAAAAGTAGGGACAAATAACGTTCTCTATGTAAATAGTACCGAATACAATGCGCTAGTCAGTTCTTCTCTTGGCGCACTTGGGCTTGGAACTAACGGTCAGGTATTAACTAGCAGTGGTACGGCGGCGTTTTGGTCTACCCCAGTATCATCATACGTTGGGCAAACAAACGGTGCTGTTACAACTGCATCAACTAGCTCCGGAGTAGTCAGAAATATTTGGACATCTACCAGTGCTGCACCTACTGGGGGCATTGACGGGGATATCTGGATTGTATACGTATAATGCCTGGAAGAGTACGGGTAAGCGGCGCCTTTAGAAAAACATCCGCAATTAGAGTAAAAGTTGCAGGTACTTGGAGAACTGCTACTCACGCATACGTAAAAATTGCTGGTGAGTGGAAACAATGGTTTACCGTTGGGGCAGTCGACACTTTTACACGAACAACTACCTCTAACTTAGGCACGTCTGAATCTAATATTGCATGGGCTTCACGTTTTGGTACTTGGACCGCTAATGGCTCTGTGGCTGTTTCAAGCAACGCAGTTTCTTCTGGAACTGCTGGGGCGCTGTCTTATGTAGATTTATTGAGTAAAGACGCGACAACATCTGTTGGCATACCTAACGCCGGTGTTGGCGTAGCATTCTGGGTAACATCTGCGGGATCTTGGTGGGCCGCCCACCTTACTAGTGATCAAACTAATACTACCGTTACCTATCCATGTAACTGTGTGTGTAATGGGCACAATCAAACTACTTGTAATACTTGTACAAATCCTGCTTTTGGAACATATAGCTGCCCAGTAACATACCCTGCTACAAGCAGTACTAGTGCAGTTCTTCAAGGAAACGCAACACTTGTAAATGGCCCACTCGTATACGCAGGGCCTGCAACCCCTACCTATACATCTCAGAATCAAGGGGCTGCAACAGTAGGATCGACAACAACTTATGGTAGTACAGTAGGCGCATCAACTTCTTTCAGGTATTGCCCAGGTGGTGAAAGTCAATACTCCTGTAGTGGTACCTTCTTTAGCACACAGTGCTATACACTAACCTATAGTTGTACTGAAGGTGTTCTAGACGGTACCGATTGCTACGGCGGTCGCTACGCTGGCCCATACTTAGGCCCAGCAACTTGTTCAGGAACTTATTACACTGCTTCAATTGGCTATAACTGCGACGGGTTAAGCTGCTCTTCAGGACAAGTAGGGCCATCTCCTGGTAGCACTATTGGTAGATCAGTAAATTCGTGTTACTGTGGAACTGTTAGCAATACCTACAGTTGTTCTGCTTATCCCGGTTCAAGCTTAATCGGAACAGATTGTTATGCAAGCGTTTTAACTGGTTATAGCTGTCCTTCAGGCCAAACAGTTAGCGGATCAGGTTGTTACACAACCTCAAGTTCCTATAGTTGTAGCGCTTTTCCTGGATCTTCCCTTTCAGGTACACAATGTTATACAAACGTTACCTCATATTCTTGCCCTAGTGGCGGATCTTTAAGTGGAACAAATTGTATAATTCCACAAACCTGTAATAACTCTGGTACTAGCTGTGAGCATTGCGGTAGTACTACAGCATTTGTTAGTGGCGGTACGTACCCTAACTGCGACTCTTATGGGTCTACTTGCCAGACCTGCAGCGGTGGGTATGTTACTAACAATTATTATTTACAAATTATCTACTCTACTGCCAGTGGTACTGCCTACACGGTTTCTAGCACCTCAAGCGCGTTGGCTTCTCAGCCTACAAGTATTCAAGTGTCTACAGAGGGCAACACAGCAACAGTTACCCCATATAATGGCTCTACCTCTTTGGGGGCCGTTACCGCAACAAACACAGGGACTAAGGGTAACGGCTTCGGTATTATAAAGGCGTACTCGGGAACAGCCAATCAAGCTAGTACAGTAGATAACTTTAATTCGATTCCGTTAGACTTGCAAAACGTGGTAGAATAGTATTAACGAGGGAGATATACCATGGCTGATCCGTACGACCGTCCTGCACGTCCGTGGGACCTTTTTAATAAAAATCTTGGTAGAGTTCCTGAAACAGTGGCCGCGGATCGCTATGCTATTTGCAAAGCATGTCCAGAGCTATTGCCTACAGGAAACTGTAAAGAATGTGGTTGCTTCATGTCGGCAAAGACAAAGCTACCAAATGCATCATGTCCACTACACAAATGGGAACAAGTCCGAGTCTCTTATAAGGAAGAACAATGACAACAAACCAACAGCCAGCAACCCCACCAGTTAAAATAGCTTTTGTTATTGATAATCAAGTGGTAGACGTCCTACATACAGATGATCGTTTAGGCGCTATATTTTTAAGCGATCCAGTAACAGTAGACGTTACAGATCTCTTTAATGAGAACAAGATGGTGTTTCCTGGAGATACCTATAACCCAGATACAAAAGCATTTTCAAGGATCTTAGAACCAACTACACCTACGGAGTAAACCTATGCGGGGAGACAACAAAGAGGGTCGGTTCAACATACAGTACGAACGCGGATCAAGCGTTTCTGGTACTACAGCTGAACTTGTACAGACTGTCGGTACTAACGTCGACTGGTGGATCTATGACTCAGCTAGTAGTCAACTAGATCCTATATACGATGTTGGCTCATCTTCCATATCTGGTGGTCGTAAATGGAAAACCCCATTTACAATACCTGTGGTTAACGCACGTATACAGCAAGGCGTATCTGTTCAAAATGACCGTGGTTTCTATAACACAGATATAATGACAGTTACTATTAACGTAGATGTGGTTCAAAACCACCTTAATTTTTATGGCGCAAATGCTTCTAACGCCCGCCAGCTATCTACTATAGAGGTTAATCCAGATGCCTATCTGCGGGATCGTATCGTATTTAGGAACCAAGTGTTTAGCCCAACACAAATAAGCCTTCAGGGTATTATTAAGGACAAATATACTCTAGTTCAGATTAGCTGTGAGCAGGTCAATGCCGAAGAGCTAGTTAATGACAGCCAGTTCCAACGCTATGCAAATTACCGCGCTTTTGATGAAACTACTCTATAATAACCAAACGAAAGGTAAGAAATAATGTGCGCTACATGCGGCTGTGGGCAAAAAGATAAGACTCACCCAAAGTATGGCAAAGGCCCTCATAAGGGTAAGATGATTAAGAAAGATGTAAAGAAAGCCCCAACAAAGAAGACCTCTATGAATAGAAAGACTGGCATGTAGTGGCTAAGTACACCGAGAAGTCCGACAAGAAGCAGGATGCCAAGGACATGAAGGGTCTAACCCCGGCTCAAAAGAAGAAGTTTAAGAAGGCGGATGAAAAACACCGCAAGCCTAAATCCCAAGAGGATGACGCTAAGATGGACAAAAAGATCATTAAGAAGATTAAAAAGAAGTAGCGATTTAACCCCCGTAAGGGGGTTTTTTCGTTTATGATTGCTATTAACGCCGGAGAAATCCGGAACCCTGCTTGCAATAACCTGCGCCTTCCTATGGAGGAATTGATGATTTATTTAGCTCAACGGCTGCTCCGTCAGGAGACTGATGCCGATAAACAAGAGTTCATTCGTGGTGTTTCTAATCTAAACAATGATGGCGGTAAGAAAGTTATCGCTGGTTTAGTTGCAGGCTATATCATTGCGAATTGGCTCGGTAAAAATGCGTGAGCCATCAGTTCTAGACGAACTACATAGGTACCTAGAGTACAAAAAGAAGCAGGCTGTAAAGCCGTATACCAAAGAACTGCACAAGTATGCAGAAGAAAACTCTACTTGGCCAATTGAGATAATTAAGCAATTAAAGGTCAAATACGAAGATGGCCACCACCCTATCATCATTCCTGATGCTGTTAAAGATGAAGTATCTACTTTAGAAAATGACAACCGTGCAAGTGGCGGACTAGGTATGCTCCGTAACTTTATGTTGGAGCATCGATAATGCCATTTTTAATCAATGAAGACGCCGCCCTTAAGACTATGCTACAAGGCATTACAGTGTCTGATGCAGGTAATTCTGCACGCCCTGTTGCCGTATACTACGGTCAGCCTGACAAAGAAATTCGTCAGCAGACCTACCCATATATTACTATTGACCTTATCTCTGTGCGTGAAGATACCACTAGGGCTCACCAAGGCGCAGTTCAACTTACGTACATCCCAGAAGGTCTTGGCGTAACTGCGGTAGATGGCCGCATTAACAAAATAACTAACTTTCCAACCCCAGTTGACCTGTACTATCAAGTCTCTACTTGGGCACGTCAACCACGTCATGACCGGCAAATTGCTGCGGCTTTATTTAGCGTAGGCAGATTGCCATTTAGATTTGGGCAACTCGATATTCCTGAAGACGGCACAGCCCGTCGTCTGGATATGTTGGGGTTCTCAAAAAGAGATACCACTGAAGGCGGCAAGCGCCTATTCAGCAATGTCTATAATATAAAGATAAGTGCCGAGATATTCCCTGATCTACTTGCTCAGGTGTACACGGTAACTCAAGACCCTACAATAACTATGCATACAGAAATGTATAATCTCCCCACAATATCGTCATAATACCTACACTAAGAAAACAACCTAACCCTAAGGAGTAAACCCAAATGGCAACATACAGTCGCCCGGGAGTCTATGTTCAAGAAGTGGCTTTACCACAAACTATTCAGTTGCCTGATACAAGCAACGCTGTAGGTGCAATGACCGGTGCTTTAGCACAGGGTCCATCTGCAGCGCCAGTGTTGGTTTCAAGCTGGAGCGATTTTGTAAAGACATTTGGTGGATTAAACGATTCCTACCCAACAACTTGGGCTGCCTATAACTTTTATGCTAATGGTGGCCGCAATCTATATGTACGTCGTGTTCTAGGTGACAACGCTCTTGTCGGAACAGTATCTGTTAATGACTCAGCAACAGCATCAAATGTGGTTGCTACAGTCACTGCAGCAACTGCTCAAGCAACAACAGCTACTGTTACAGCTGCATCTGCAGCTAGTGGAACAGTTACTTACACAGCAACTAACACATTTGAAGCAGGACAGTCAGTAAGCATCTCAGGCTTGTCTACAACTGCTTTTAACTTATCTGCAGTAACAATTGCTACAGCAACTTCATCAACATTTACTGTAACTAACGCGGCAACAGGTACAGCGGTTACTGGAGCTACAGCTACAGCTACAGCTGTAAGCGCTAAAATCACTTATACAGCGTCAAACAGCTTTACAGTAGGACAGACAGTATCTATTACTGGCCTTTCTACATCAACATTTAATATCACAAATGCTACAATCGTTACTCGCTCAGCTACTCAGTTTACTATTACAAGTGCCGCTACAGGTACTGCAGTAACAGGAGCCACAGCTACAGCTACTGTAGTTATTAACCCAGCCCAAGTATTTGCTGTTAACGCACTTAGTGCTGGTGCTTGGTCACAAAGCTATTCTGTTCAAGTAGTTCCTGCCGGAGTTTCAACACGTTTTGGACTTAACGTCTATTACACCTCTCCTACCGGAGTTACAACTCTTGTGGAGTCTTGGACAGATCTAAGCATGAGCACTACTGATAAGTACTTTTTCCGTTCAGTAATCAACTCAAGTTCTGGAGTAATCAATATCCCAGCTACTGGACTAGATGTCACAAAGACACCTTACACAACAGCTACTTCTCCAACAGCACTTGCTGGTGGAGCTAATGGTTCCACACCAACACGTGCGCAGTACGGCGCGGTATGGACTTCATTTGATCCAATTCAAAATCCTCTAGTTATCTACGCAGCAGACGCTGCGTATGACGAAACAAACACTTCATTGATTCATGGTGACGCAATGAGTTATGCGCTTTCACGACAAGACTCATTTGTTGTAGTTGATACTCCATCAGGCCTATCAGCAACAGCAGCTAAAGATTCAGTAGACGCTACAGCAGCAGCCGGACCTGGCGCAGAGTACATTACTGCAGCGTATTACCCTTGGATAAACATTCCTGATACTAACAAGATCCCTGGCGTAACACGTGCTCAGGCTCCTGGTGCTATCATGGTAGGTCAGTACCTAGCTACAGACGCAAGCCGTGGCGTCTTTAAGACTCCAGCCGGTCTTGGAAATTCTATCGCACTTGCAGTATCAACTGAGCATTTGTTTACAAATGCTGAGCTTGATGAGCTAAACACTCGCGGTAATCCAATTAACGCAATCCGTAACGTCCCTGGCGCCGGCATTGTTGTTATGGGTGGACGCACACTAGATAACACACCTAACAATCGCTATATCAATGTTAGACGTTCATTGCAGTACATTACGACTCAATTAACAGATCTATCAGCATTTGCAGTATTTGAGAACAACGACACTTTCTTGTGGCGTCGTCTTCATACAGTGCTTAACAATTTCCTTTTAGGATATTGGTCAGAAGGCGGACTTCGTGGCAATAGCCAGACCCAAGCTTTCTTTGTAACAGTTGACGAAACTACAACTAGCTTTGCCGATATGCAAGCCGGCCGAGTTAACATTGAAGTTGGCGTCGCATTAGAATACCCAGCAGAGTTCGTTGTCATTAAGCTTGGACAACTAACCGGAAACGCATCAGCGTAAAGGAGATATAAAAAATGACAACACCCGCACCAACTAACTCAGCAGTGGTAAATACACTTAGTCAGATGCTCACCGATCCAGTTCGTAACTTTAAGTTCGTAGTAACTTTTGAGCCAACAGGAGATGGTGTAAAAATCACCGCAGCAGATTTTGGTAAAAACTTTGGAAAGCTTGGGTTTGTATCCATGTCTGGCCTAACAGTTTCTACAGAATCTATTGCATACCGCGAAGGCGGCTACAACACAAACATGCACCAGTTACCTGGTCAATCATCGTTCACACCTATTACATTCTCTAAGGGTGTAGCACTTGGTCTAAACGACAACTCTCTATGGATGAAGAAGCTATTCTCAGTTCTTACACCTACAGCAACTGGTGGCGTTGGATCTAACTTCCGTTGCAACATAACAATTCAGGTCCTTAGCCATCCAAACCCAGCGGCATATAAGGGAAGCGCATCCACAACACAGGATGCCAACACCCCATATGACCAACATACATCACTTCGCTTTAAGGTGTATAATGCTTGGATCACATCACTTTCTTACAGTGGACTAGACGCAGGTTCTAACACCCTTATGGTGGAAGAAATGACTGTAGTTCATGAAGGTTGGGATGTTCGTTACGCAAAGGATTACACAGTAGAAGGAACAGCACCTACTACTTTTGACACAAACCAAACATTCTAATAATATAAGGAAACTACAATATGTCTAATAATACGGTTATAAATGCGGGTACAAATCCTGATTTGGCTAATAAGCTAGCAGCAGATGCTATGGCTCTTGGTGAGCAGGAGGCAATGGTTAAGGCGGAAGCGCCTAAAATTACATTGCCTCCTGATACATCAGTAGAACTAGCCGGGGGTCTGTATGACCCCTTTGAAGGCTTGATTACTACTGCTGAGGTTAGAGAGCTTAATGGAATCGATGAAGAAGCCATCTCTAAGATCAATGACACTGGAAAAGCCCTTTTAAATATTTTAGAAAGAGCTACTGTTAAAATTGGTGAAGAAAAAGCAACAAAAGACCTACTAGACGCAATGTTTGCTGGAGACAGAGAACTATTGCTACTAGCTATTAGAAAAGTAACATTTGGTACAGAAGTAACTGTTGGGCCCGGTAAATGCCCTACGTGTGACAATGACCAAACATTTGTTATTGATCTAGATAAAGACGTAAAGATTAAGAAATTAGAGGGAGATAGAGAATTTACAGTAAAGTGTAAAGTTGGCACAGTTGTAGTGACACTCCCTAAGGGTGGAACACAACGAGCAATCGTAGACTCTGTAAATAAAACTATGGCAGAATTAGACACAGTTCTGTTAAAGAGCACAGTTTTAGCAATTAATGGGGAAGAAATAATTGACCCAGAAGTCGTTAGAAACTTAGGAATGAAGGATCGTAGAACGATCCTTGAAGAAATCACAAACCGTAACCCTGGACCACAACTTAGCCAAATTAAAAAAGAATGTACGTCTTGCGGCTCGGAGGTGCCACTGCCACTAACCCTGGCAGATCTCTTTCGGGAGTGAGACTGACTACACAGTGTTGCTTGGGATGTACGAGCTGCTAACGCAGATGTACCCCGGGTGGACACTTACAGAGATTCGTTCCCTTACTTATAGGGAACGAATTAATTGGCTTGAAAAAGGAACTAACAGGTTAAGGCGGTGATTTAAATAGCCGAAAATTTGGGAGTCGCAACAGATGGCGACCCAGGGTTTGGTAGCGTAGCGGGCAACGACGCTAGCTTTGACGACTTTGGAAAAAATCTACTAAAGTTATTTGAAAAAGTATCAAAGTACATGGACGGCATTGCTTCGCAATGGGACAAGATGGCGGACAGTGTTAAAGACACAACCGACAACTTGGGTGGCAAATCTGGCGGCGGTAAAATTGGTATGGGTGGTGGGTTTACCCGGGCCCAAGTAGGTGCGGCTGTAGGGTTTGCAGCTGGCTCTACATATATGAGCATGGCCCCAAATACCATGGCTGCTGTTACTCAACGCATTGGCGCAGATTCTTACGCTGGCATGGCCGGAATGTCTTCACGACAAGCTATCTTACAGGCAAACAAACAGGTAGGTGGCGGAGCTACAAGCGCTATGTCACCTGTCATGGCACAGATGTCTTTGATGTATGGTGGCGGGTATGGCGCAGGATCCAAAACTTCAAGTAACATTATGAGCCAAATGGCTGGGCTAAGCGCACAATCAGGTATGTCAAACGAAGCTGCTGCCGCATCTGTTGCTGGAATGAACGGCATGAGCTTTTTGCGCATGGGCGTACGTATTCGTGATGATAAAGGAAACTTAAAGCCAATTTCCCAAATTGTTAACGATGTGTATCGTTTTTTATATCGTGGACGACAGATTACCGCAGAAGAAGCAGACCTACTTTATAACCCAGGATCTAAGTCTTATCAAACTCTCCTTACCCTAACAAATGGGGACCAAGCCTTGATGCAGCAATTGCAGTCAGGTCTTCGTGCTAGAGCAAAAGCAGGGTCTGCTAAAAAGTACTCTGGTGCAATGAACAGCAAAGATCCAAATAAGATGTTGGATCTTATGGGCGTTGATAAAAGCTCCCCTGTTCGTTCTAATTTTAGATACAACACCAGTGAGGCTAGAAAACTAGCTGCAACTGAAGAAGGTCTAGTAGGTGGTTACAACGTAGCTACAAGAACTACCGCAGCAGTTAATGATGGCTTTAGTGCAATGGCAGATCTTCTTGGACCAATTAATGATGGGTTAATGACCCTCAAAGGAATTTTACAAACTCTGCCTAACTCGGGAAACACCGGAGGCGCCATTGCAACAGCTGGAAGTACTGTTGCAAGTTTAGGTTCTTCATTCCTCCAATACAAACTACTATCTAAATTTTTAGGTGGCGGAGGTGCTAAAGCAGTACTACCTGCACTAGGTACGGCCGCAACTAAGGGAGGGTCGTTACTATCTAAGGCAGGTCCAGCACTTTCTTCAGCAGGAAGATTTTTAGGCGTAGCGGGTAAAGCCCTTCCAGTTGTTGGTGCCGCAATGTCTGCATTTGGTGGTTACAAAGACGCTAAAAAGAAAGGCGGCTTTGACTGGGGCTCTGTACTTAAATCTGCTGGAATAGGTGCAGCTGGTGGTGCTGCTGTAGGAGCTGCAGGATTTGGTGTTGCTGCTGCCCCTGGTGCAATTATAGGTGCGCTTCTTGCCGGTGGCGGTAACGCACTTGGTCAGCTATTTGGTTCGATAGGTGGAGAATCCAGCAATGGAATGAACATTGGTCATGCCTCAACTCCGAAAGCAGAAACTGCTGGCGCAAATCATATGTGGCCTGTTCCTTCAGCAACACCTGTGTCTTCAGAGTTTGGCCCTCGTCCTGGCGCGGCAGCAAGGGCTGCAAAACAAGGACAAAGAATTAGTTCAAACCACCGCGGAATAGACTTAGCAACACCTTCTGGAACACCTATTACTGCAGCCTCAGAAGGAAAAGTATCAAGAATAGGTAATGATCCAAATGGTTATGGAAGCTACGTAGATATAAAACACCTTGACGGAACTTCTAGCCGATATGCTCACTTACGCTCTATTCTTGTAACTAGCAGACAACAAGTAAAAGCCGGACAAGTTATTGGTAAGTCTGGTGGTGGCGCAAAAGATCCTGGTCGAGGAAACTCTCGTGGCGCACACCTTCACTTTGAAACATTAGATGAAAAAGGAGTCCAGTACAACCCTAGAGATTGGTTTAAAAAACGTAAGGGAGTTCCTCAAGTACTATCAAGCTTAAATGAGGCTGCGTCAAGGGTTTTTAAAACTAAAAAGGCTGGCTGGAGCTCTAGTTCTTATGCCTCCCCAAGTATTTTAGCAGCTTTTGGACAAACCATTGTAGACGGAAAGCCAGTATCTTATGATGATCTTGAAAAAGTATTTGGAAAGAAAACTGACGATGTTCTGGCTCAACTTCCTGGCGGCAAATATGACGGCAATATTACAGGTAGTAAAAAAGACCTTATAAAGTTAATTTCATCTAAGGGATTTAAAGGAGATGCGCTAAAAACTGCATACGCAATTGCTATTGCTGAATCCGGCGGTAGATCCAACGCATTTAATGGCAACACTAAAACCGGCGATGAGTCTTACGGACTGTATCAAATTAATATGCTGGGCAGCCTCGGACCAGCTAGGCGTAAAAAGTTTAACCTCAGAAGCAATCAAGATTTGTTTAACCCAAGTACTAATGCTGGTATAGCGGCCCACATGAGTCAAAAAGGTAATAACTGGAGCGCTTGGTCTAGTTATAATACCGGAGCTTACATGAAGCACCTAAAACAAGCAGATGCTGTTGCTTTGGAAGCACGCGTGGGTGGAGAAGCTAGCAATGGTATGAACGTAGGTGCTCCTGGTGCAGGAACTAGCTCAAATCACGGCGGAGGCGGCAGTAGCAGCGCTACTGTAAATTCAAATAGCAATGTTACAATTAACCTTGATATGAAGGTAAACATTGCACAGGGAAGTATTCAAGAGGCAGAACGTTTAGTCAAGCTAGTTGGAGAAAAATTGAGAAAAGATGCAACACTACGTAAGATTGCGAGTAGTCTATAATGGCATTTTCCTATAATTATTTCTACACTGTACAGGTAGAGACATCGTTTATTACGCAAAATGAGATAAACTCAGGAGGCTCGTACAACGATACTATTTTAGCTACGCAGTTTGGTCAGTATATTAATACCCACCTTGAGCAACGTTTAGGGGAACAGACCGCACCAGATACGTATGGTATATACACCGCACCACCTTCGGCTGCGGGCCCGTACGCTACCCAAATTCGTGCAACACGATGGAATAAGTATAGATATACATTAAGATTTTATCTTAAAAAAACTGATACAGATACTAACGTATCTACATATTATTGGTTAAATGAGGCATGCGTACAGAACGTAAAAATTATTCCGACTGCCTCAACCTTAGACATTGGTAAAGTTCAACTTGATAAAAAGAAAGATCGTGGTTTTAGCGGGATTACTGCAAACCAGCAAACTTCTCCAAATTCAGATACAGAAAATCAAAGTGTAAATTTTTGGTTTACTCTTACAGTTACAAGTGCTACTAAAGCTACATTTGACCCACCATTTACCGTAAAGGCAGACATCTTCCCCGATAAAGTTGCCTATCGACCTACTCCCGGCGCTATAAGAATCCAAGTTGATAAGGAAAGTGCCGCCTATTCTGGAGAAGTAACTCTTGGTGGCCTAAACCCACAAATTTATGTAAGAAAAGCAAGAGAAATCCCTGATCTTCCAGATCAGTTTAAGGCTAAGCTTACAGAAAGAACTGGGGCGTATACTACTGTTAAAACAAGCCAGCTTAAGTACCAGTATGTTTACGATCTTTGCAACAAGCAATGGATTGGGTTTAAAGTTGGAACAAAGACTGGAACTAGCAATAAGATAGTCTATTCCTATATAACTTCTAGTATTGACGGTAAAACAATTGTTAAGGGCTCAGATTATTCTGGTACCTATACAAGTTTTAAAAAAAGCCCAACAAACTTACGGCAAATGGAAAAAAAGTTATACGATGCTCAGCTTGGACAGTGTGGAGACAAATTAGATTCGAATCCAGCAAACACACCGGACAAACCAACGCAAGTATTTCCACCAGGTGATGCTCAAAGATGGAATCCACCACCACACGTTGCTAGCAAGAGCATACCTTTTGGCTTACGTGCGGGAGTTGCATTAGATTCAAAAGGTCAACCATTTAATTCTGACGAATTTGCAAAGCTAAACGGTAAATATAAGTTTATAGGTGATGACGGTCGCCTAGAACGCGGCCGCATATTCCAAGACAAACTTTCTGCATCAGTAATGAACCATAGCGCATTATCTTTAGGCACTGGCTCAAAGGCAAAAGCAAAGCAATGGGGCTTTAGATTTATGTACAACCCAGAAGTTATTGGCTATAGCACTAGTGGCAATAATTCAATTGACTGGACGTTTGGCTCAAAAGACTCTGCAACTTCTCTTACTGGTAATCAAACTGTTAAAGTTGAGCTTTTAATAAGTAGGATTAGCGACCTAAGTTATTTAAATATGGCTGCTGCAAAGAGGGATGAAACCGCTGCGTATGGAAGACCGCTACAAGAGGAAGAACGTTATGGACTTTTAAACCGAGGAACTGAATACGATTTAGAGTTTTTATACCGTTGTTTAAACGGAGATCCAGAAGAAAACACCATGCTGCTTGATGAAAACTACGGCGCTAATATTGGGCACAAAGAATATCGTAGAAGCTCGGATATTGGCTATATTACTGGTATCCCATTGTGGATGTACTTAGGACCAAATTTAAGGTATTTTGGTTCTGTAACTGGACTCAATGTTACCCATAAAATTTTTGATCTAAATATGGTTCCTATGCTTACAGTTGTTTCTGTTGACTTTACTCGTTACCCTGCCCAATTTAACGTAGAGGGAGAAACGGGAATCCAGTCTATTGGTACTATGGGCGGCATTGCTCCTGCAGGCACTCCTGAAACACCGAAACCATAAGAAAGGATAATCATGATTGAAAGAGTTTCACGATATTACGATGGTCCGCTATCACAGACTGCTCATAAATATACGGGTAACCCTACCGTATCTGTTTACCGTGCTTTTCCAACTTCTAAAAAAGTACAGTATGTAGAGTATACGTGGGCGGATGGAGATGCAATAGCTATTCTAGCTCAGGCTTACGGATTAGGTTCAAAATATTGGTGGGAAATTATGGAAATTAATCCAGAAATTGATGACCCATTTAATATCGCTGCCGGAACAGTGATTAGGGTCCCTTATGGAAACAGCTAATTCTCCGTCAAATAGACCATTTATTTGGCAAGAAGGATCTATAGATTCTTCTTTTACAGTAGAGTTTACAAAAGCACCTGATATGACTATGGCACTAATTGGTGCAGAACTATATAGAAATCCCGAAGAACATGACAGACTTGTTCTGCATTTTAAGGGCCACCCGAGCAATAAAAAAACAGGCTTAATATCTGGAGACCCGGTTAGGTTTACATTTAGATCAAAAAAAATTAAAGAAACTTGGTATGGATATATTAGGCATGTAGAGCAGCCAAACACCTGGCAAGGTGGAAACACAGATATTGTTTGTGTAGGGGCTACGTATTACCTTAAAGATACTAATCAAAAAATCTATAAGGATGTTACTGCTGATCAGGTTGTCACAAAGATTGCAAACAAACATGGTCTTGCAACAGTCACTCAACGCCATCCTAGAACACGCCCCAGTGTTGTTCAGGCAGGGCAAAGTGATTGGCAGGTTATCAGGAGCTTGGCAAAACAAACTGGTTTTGCCTTAGTTACAGATAACACTACTATTTTCTTTGTGTCAAAAGATAAGATTTATTCAGAAAAGAAAAAGTCTGCCCCTTACTTTTTTTATGTATCTACTGAAGAAGACGGCCAAGCTCCACGTGAGCTTAAGGTACTTGGAACCATAATTAGCTGGAGCCCTATGCTTAGTGATTACGCACCAGAAGCCGGTGGAAGAGTTGATCGTGTAATTACTGCGGTAAACACTGCTAATGGAATTGTTGCTCAGTCAACACATCAAAACATTGTAGATGATAACCTTGTTAGCGGAGTAGTTGTTCCTAATGAAGGGTTCTTCTTATCATGACAGTTTTTTCGAATAATAAGTCCACTGCAACAACTAAAGCAGGATTTAAAAAATATCACGTGCACGAAGTAGCTACTAGTCAAACAGACGCTAAACAAATTGCGGATTCCTATAAAAAGTCACATAGATATCAACATAGGGCTCAGGTATCAGTTGTTGGCCACCCCTCTATCAAGCCATACGACCCTATCTATTTAGACGGACTACCTAACGGTCTGTCTGGATATTGGACCGTTCTTTCTGTTGTCCACGTATTTGGTGGCCGCCCTTCGGATTATTTTTTAAACTTAGAGGTTGGTACAGATATAATTGGGGATGTAGACCCTACTGCAGCTACTCGCGCAGCAACTAGAGATATTCAATCAGAGCTGTCAGGACAGTCTTTAGTTGGGTATGCAACTGTTCTATCTGAGTTCTCTCTGTCCCCAAACTCCTCAGAACTCATTCCAACTAAGACAGTTATGCCCACAGCCTATACTTCAACCTCTGTGACAGATGTTCCAAGCGTCTACGGCGCAACCAAATTTTTAGATTACTATCCTAATTTGATTTCTATAAAAAACCCTGTAAAATGGGTAGCTACAAGTAGTGGGAGAATTGTAAAATGAGTTTTGATAATTACGGCCTTGATGAGAATACCTTTAACCACGATCCGCAAGGAAGATCTAGGTTTTATGGTATCTATTCTGCCCAGGTATCTGCCGGCCTAGATCCTACAGGCAAAAATAGAATAAAAGTTAAAGTGTTTATGCCCTCAGGTACGGAAGTATCTAACTGGGCTAAAGCCTGCCTACCTATTACAGATTCGTCATACCACCCAGATCACGAGCCCCATAATGTTGCTGCCCTTGCCGCTATGTTAACTACAACCCCTGTATCTGTAACAGACTCTAGAGGGGATACAGAGACTGTTCCTGCCCTTACAATAGTGGCAAAGTCTCCAGGCAATCAACAGCTAAACCACCAACATGTAGCAGTTACTAAACAAAAAACTGTTAGCAAAAATAACGCCACTATTGTTGCAAATTCTCCAAGCGCTACCACAGACTCTAAGGAAAATAGTAAGTATACTGCTGCTAGCGGGCTTGGAGTAGGCACAACTGTTGGCTCAAAAGGCGACCTAGTTCCTGAACATACCTTTCATAGGTCCGTACCTGTGGAAGGACAAATGGTTTGGGTTGTTTTTGAGGCCGGCCTTCTTGAATACCCTGTTTGGATTGGAGTACAGTCATGAGTTCTTCGATTAGTTATCCATACACTTTAGATACAAATGGGGTTGTTGCAAGTGCCCAAACAGCAACTAAACTGTATTTAGATAGGGTAGTTACTCTTTTGTCAACAAATGTTGGACAAAGACCTATGCTTCCAGAATACGGCACAGACTGGTCCACTACCCTGTTTGAAAATGAAAACAACTATCGTAGAGCAATACCTATTGCCATATCTAACGCAGTACGTAGGTGGCTCCCAGACCTATCTGTAGAAAAAGTAGAGCTTTCTGGAGATGAGTACTCAGGAATAGTGTACGTAAATCTATACCTAAAATTACCAGATAATACAATAGCAACTATGAAAATTAACACGGCAACATTTAATTACGACGGATTGGTTACGAGGTAAAAAATGGAAATTGACTACACTTCTAGAGATTTTGCTGCTTTAAAAGCAGATTTAATTAATTTAATTAAGGCTAGGACCAATACTAACTGGGACCCTACAGACTACTCTGACCTAGGAAACGTACTAGTTGAATCATTTGCGTACATGGGGGATATCATGTCGCACTACCTTGACCGCATTGCAAATGAAACTTCTATTGATACAGCTATTAAAACTGATACTTTATTAACTTTTGCTAACCTCTATGACTATGTAGTGTCTGGACCAACACCTTCTACCGTGTACGTAACTTTTACAAATAGTTCTACAACTACTTCATATGATATTCCAATTAGTACTCAAGTTATTGCCCCCCTTTCATACGGCCCATTCTCACAAGTTTACTTTGAAACTTTAGAGGCTGCTACAGCGTTAGCCCCAGGAGCAAGCATAACGCTACTGTGTGAGGAAGGAAAAACGGTAAACACCGACCGTCCTGACCAAATTGATAGTAACTACAATAAGGCTTTACCTGCAAATCTAGGCACTTCTGATGGGTCAGAGGACCAAACATTTTTAATCTATGACTACGGCTTAGTTAATAAGTCGTTAACAGTATACGTGGGTCAAGGAACAGCCTTTAGTTCATGGTCTTATGTAGACAACCTATTAGAGTACGGACCAACAGATAAGGTCTTTACAGTTGTACGAGACGCTGAAGGTTTTGTAAGCGTTGTGTTTGGGGATGGAATTAATGGTTCCATTCCTGCGGCAAACCAACTTATTAGCGCGGTTTACAAATCAAGTGTTGGTGCTGCCGGCAATATTAAGTCACTTCTTATTAGCGAAGTTACTTTTATTCCCGGAAATCTTGATATTCAGGTACCTACCTATATAGAGGTAACTAACTCTTTGCCTTCTTCTGGTGGGGCAGACGCAGACACTTTTGAGCAATTGCGTAAAAAAGTAAAGGCCGCAATTGGCACAAGAAAACGTGCGGTCACGCTCCAAGATTACGCAGATCTTGCTCTTATGGTTTCTCAGGTAGGTAAAGCAAAAGCGTCGTCTAATGTTTACTCCTTAGTAAACCTATACATTCAAGGACCAAACGATTTGACCCCTGCCCCAGGCTACCCACAAGTTAAAAATATTGAGTCTGCTTCAGGTAACGGAACTACTGTAACCTACACATGTAAAACACTTAGTCCACACGGACTTTCTGTTGGAGACGTAATAACTATTTCCGGCATGTATTTAACAGCGTACAATCTTTCTGAGGTAACTGTCGCCTCTGTTCCTACCGACCTTACCTTCACAGTAACTAATGCAGCTACTGGTACTTGGGTTACAGCAACTGCTGACGGTCGTACGGGCTTAGCAATTAAAACAGCAACCGCCTCAAGCCCAGCACTTACGAATACTTGGAACTCTATTGCTTCTGAAATAACAAAATACTTTGCTGATAAAATTCCAGCGGGAATATCTCTAAATGTGCTTCCACCCTCATACGTACCAATTTACTTAAAATATACTGCAACTATTGACCCTGCGTATAAGCAGGCCGATATCAAACTTGCTGTTTATCAGGCAATGCTTGGGTTAGACGGAATGTTCCATTATAATAATAATACTTTTGGTGATAGTATTCCTTTGTCTCTTGTGACAGCAGAGATTCAAAATATTCCAGGAATTTTATCGGTAGTTATTAACAAGCTTAATACAGATGATGGCAGTAGTGCAGGAACTATTGTTTTATCTGATTCTCAAATTCCGTTTTTAACTGCGTCAAATTTGACATCAGTTATTAACGGAGGAATTGAGTAGGAAAATAAATGGCTAAATATGGCACAAGTAGGTACGGCTCTGGTTTTAGATATGGTGAGACTTCAGCCGTAGGTGTCTACTACAACTCTGGTATTGAAGCTTGGGCATACAACTATAATGAAATTGCCGTTTCTTGGGGGATTATTAACCCTGATCCAAATGATGGTCCGCTAACCCATTGGAAACTAGTTAGGAGTGCAGTTGGAAATATTGACGACCCTTATAAAGGCACCTATTTAGCTGGCGGCTTGTACTCAACAATTACTAGTGGGTATACAGATTTAATTACTGATCCTTTTACTGGCGAGTACTGCTACTCTCTTTGGGTATTTACCGGAACTAAATGGATATCCTGTGGGTCTTCTTATGCCCTAAACATTTCAGAGGACAGCAGCCTACAGAAGGTGTCAAATTGGCTACCTAAAGCATGGCTAAACGTTACAGACTACAGTACCGGAGAAGCGGTAGGAGAAAACGAAGACAATACGTTTTATAAAATGCTAAGTGTGTTTTCTTTCGTTTACGACAAATTTAGATTAGAAGCTTTTCTTTTAGGAAACGTAAACAATAGAATTTACACCCCTAACTCCGTCCTTAAATATAAAATTTCAGACTTTAATTTTCCATTTGAACCTGCTTTGGGAGATACGTATCATAGAAGCCTATCAAGTGTTGGCAATATGGTACATTCACATAAAGGTACGAGTACAGCTTTTGCCACATTTACTACGGCCCTAACGCATTGGGGAAATGATATTAGAGTAGGCCATAACTTACTGTTAGACTATAATGACGCTTCTTTTGAAGAATCACTTGGTAGATGGTCTGCATCAAGCGGTACGCTAGCGCAAAAAACATTTGACGCAGAATCCCTTTCACCCCCAAGCTTGTCTCAAACTCTTTGGGAACTTACTACATTACCAAAATTGTCTGGTTTTGGGCAATTAACAACAGCCTCAACTTCCGCAGTTACACTTAGCTTGCCTGGAAGCGGCAACAACGTAACCCTATACGGCGTACCTGTTAAGCCAAATACTAAGTATTTCTTTAGAGGAAACATACTTCATAGAGACAATGCTGCTACGATCACGTCAACAATTGAGTTCTATGACATGTATGGTACTCTATTGGCCGCAACTTCTGGTGGACCCTCTCTAACAACAACTACGTCTTGGAAAGAGTTTACTGCTACAGATAGCAGTGGAATTGTATCTCACCCTAAAGCTAAATTTGCTAAAGTAAAAATTACTATTACACCATCATCTGCGTCATCTAGCCGGTACGCAATTGACCTGTGCCAATTTACTGAACTTGAACATAGGTTTGTGTATCAAGACCCTCGGAGAGTAAATATCCATGTGCACGGAGAAAAACAAAACTTTATGCCAAACGGCAGTTTTGAAAATGGCATACATGGTTGGGAACCTTTTAATGGGTCTGCTATTGAAGATAGCACAAAAACTGCCGCTATTGCACACGGAACAAAATGCCTTAAGTTAAAATCAACAGCTAACGGAAATTCTGCGCTTATATCAGATTGGGTACCTGTTGATCCAAGCACCGCATACACCGCTAGTGCATATGTGTTGGGATCCGCTACTAGAAAAGCACGCATTAGAATTGAATTTTCAAACAAAGCAACTCTAGAAGAACAGGCACAAGTATTAACTGATGCTAATGGCGCATACTACGCAGCACTAGTTAACTACTCTGATTCTGACGAAATTACGTTGTCAACCACAACAAAAAATCAAATAAGCGTGACTTTCTTATCACCACCAGTTTCGCAAGATTCTGTAGCACCTTGTGCTAAAGTCTCTATTTATTTTAGCGATAACTTAGCTAATGATGAGTACTGGGTAGACGGCGCTATGTTAGAGGAAGGCTCTGAGATTTCTCCGTATTTTAATGGACTTAGTGGAGTAACACCTGCAAATCCAGTAGTACAACAGTATTATTCTCCAAATGATTGCAAGTGGGAAATAAAAAATAGATTTAACTATATGCATAATCATGGGTTTGAAACAAATACTACTGACTGGACCTCTACTGGAACGCTTACAAGAACAGCTTCCGATAGTGGTCTTGAACCACTATACAACTCTTATTTTGGAAAAGTAGCGTTTACTACAAGCACTACTATTACAGGAACATACTATCTTAAAGAAGTAGCTAAAGGCGGAGAAGACATAGTTGTTTCTGCATATGTTCGACGTCCATCTTCTACCGCTATTACTTACTCTATTGGTAACTCTAGCTATACATTGCCTGCAAGCGGGGATGGTTGGACTAGAATTTCTGGCACATATAAATTAACGTCGGGGGCAACAACAGGTACATTTACTATATCTGTTTCTGAAACTACAGCTACTTATGTGCATATTGATGGCGTACAAGTAGAGTACGGACGCATACCTTCTCAATATATACTTAACGATTCTGAAACAACTACTTTAGTTAATCCCACAAACTCTGCTAAAAATATTTTAGCTACACAATCGGAAGCACGAGATTCAGGCAAGTCAACCTATTTTCACAACTACGATATTAAAATTTCTAGACTTCGTGCAAGTTTAGGGGACTACGCTATGCATGGCTCATCTTGGGCGATTAAAACAGGCGTCCCCACACATCCATACACTGATATAGAAAAATCCCTTATTCCAAATAACTCTTTTGAGGCTTCTTTGGGAAATTGGACGGCGTCTAATTCTACCTTAAGTCGTAACGTAACAACTGGATCTATATTTAATTACAATACTGTTTCTGGACAAGCTTACGCTGTAGTTACTACTGCCGGCTCTTCTGGGGATAAAACTTATGGGATTGTTTCTGAGGCGATACCAATTACATCTAATGGCGGCTATTATGCTTCTGCAGCTGTTCGACCAGTGGCTTCAGTTTCAGCTGCTGGGAACTACATATTAACTGTTGATTTTTATGATGCTAATAATTATTCAACTAGTTCAGGTTTTGGTACCCCTATGTACACAAAGACTAAAACAACAGCAGTTACTTTAACAACTAGGTGGGCATATATTGCAGACACTTACGCCGTAAGCAGTATTGCCGGCGCAGCATATGCAAGAATTACCATAAAATCAACTCCGACAACATACGGCGCGAGCAACGCCTTCCACGTTGACAACGTAGTATTTAGACAGTAGAATGATATCTATGGGCATAGTTATTATTTCGGGATTAGCGACAGCTTGTATTTTAACTGCTGTTGAGGGGCTTTATAAGCCTATTGGTAAATGGCGTGGTTTAGTGGCATTTGCTATTTCAATCCTTGCCTGTTACAATCTTGATACGAAGTTATCGTATCTTGTTGTCTATTCTTTAGCAACTGCTTTTATTGGGTTAACCCTTTCTCTTTTAGTAGAGCAAATTTTTAGTGGGCCTACGCTTAGAGAACGTCGCGGTTTGCCAAACAAGGTGGCTAAGCTATAGAATAGTTTATAAGGAGGGTTACATGTTAAAACCTATTATAAACCCAAAGCTATCTCTCAGGGCTAGATCCCTGTTCTACTACTATGTCACAAAGGGCCGAGTCATATCGGCGGATGAACTCTGGGAAAATAAAGAAGTCCCTGAAGGTCGGGACGCTATTCGAAGTGCAATGTCCGAATTGAAGGATTTGCGCTACATTAAATCTGTCCGGGTAAATGTAAACGGCCAGTGGAGAACTAATCTAAAATTCACGGATGAGGCAATTAAGATGCTTTCTACCGACGACGGAATATCAGGCGTTCTATACATAGACAGCTATACAGCTAGTAGTTATATCACTAGTACTAATATAGATAATAATCCTAACGGATTATTATCTATAGGGGCTGCGCCCCTTGAGGAGGAGAAGATGGCATGGAATCTTGATGGAGAAGAAAAACCTAAGCGCAAGCGCTTTGGAATTGCTCCGGAAGAAGAATCAGTCGGCACTGTTGGAAAGATCGATGATCGTCAGGCTCGACTTAACGCCAAGTACAAGAAACCAGTTAAAGCCCAACATGACAGTCGAGATAGGGTCAATACTCCAGAAGAACTGTGGTCAACCAATGACCTTGTCGCAGAGTTCTACGACTTAGTTCAAAAGGCAGCCCCAGGTGTGCCCTCTCAAGTTAACGGCAAGTACGTAGCGACTTGGGTTAACAAGCAGGTTGCAGAAGGCACAGAGCGTGTAGCAATTCTAAAGGCTATGAGAATGTTCTTCGGTGATCCTAGGTCTTTACATGACGCAGGGATTGGAAAGCCGTTGTGGCAACGATTCTTTGGCTACTACCCAACAGTTCACGGAATTGTAACTAGACCAGTGTCAGATGAAGTAGCAGTTGATTATGCGGCACACGAAGAAAAGATGTTGAGACTACTCGGAGGAGAATAAATGTACGATTTATCTGCATTGGCGCCAAGTGTGCGCAGGCAAATCCTACAGGCCGGTCTCCCAATGAAAACCATAGGGTGGGAGTTCTCAGATCTTGAGCAAAGCCCAGCAGTTGAAAAAGTTCGTCAGTGGGTTGAACGAGTGGTCAATGGTGAGATCATCCAAAAGGCAGGGGATCCATTTTGCGGACTCGGGATCATGCTGGTGGGTAATCCAGGTCACGGAAAGACTACTCTCGCCTCTACGGCCCTCCAGAGCCTTATTAGAGGTATTCCAGGAGAAGTCTTGGGTACCCCAGGAACGCTCCCAAATCGAATTGGGGCATTTATGGACTATCCAAAGCTTTTGCGCTTACAGAAATCGCTATGGTCTGAGGAAAACGAAGCTGATCAGTTGCTACTTGACAGCATATACGGTGACTCGGATAGAATGAATAACGTAAGAGTGTTTGTTTTGGATGATCTTGGCAAAGAGTACCGAACAACTTCTGGTTGGGCGGAGAATACATTTGACGCCTTACTTCGTTCAAGATTTAACGCAGGCCTACCAACTATCGTAACTACAAACGTTGAGTTAGAGAATTGGGGCGGAGTTTATGGAGAACCTATGGGAAGCTTTGCTCTTGAGGCATTTGTTCCTGTTAAAGTAAAAGCTTTGAAAGGGGATAGACGAAAATGAAAGAGGACACAATGAGCGAATGGCAAGCAACGCAACTTTTTCTTTCTGAAACTGGTGTGCACGAAGTTGCCACAAATCTAGACAACGCAAAACTTCGTTGTGACTGTGCTGCATTTAGAGAACGTAATATCTGTAAGCATACTCGTTTTGTTAGTATTCGTAGAAACGAAAACAACGGTATCTATCCAGTCGAGGTTTCAAAGAAGGCTTCAGAACAAGAAGCCAGCTTAGCTAGTTTAGATCCTAAACTATTTAGGCCCTTCCTAGTTAAATACGGAAAAATAGAGATCGTTTAGAGATGCGCGGGGGCGATATATCAAATGAAATTCCTTTTCGTGTGCTGGTTACTCTTGACTGTATTTTGGATCGCAGGCCCAAGATTACTAAGGTACTTGGTATACCGGTCGCTTCGGAAGAAGTTACGTACAATCGGCAAGCTCTATCCCAATTTTGGCGATTTGCTGAAAAGTACAGTTTCAGACTAGAATTAGTAGGGTTCGAGTATTCTCAAGAAGAGATGGATGGCGTGTTGGAAGATCTAGATAATCTAGGTACCAACCCATTTAATTATGCAAGGGCATATAACGTAGTTGCAGATCTTGTTGCGGAGTTACCGTATCGTCCAGAAGTAAAGAACGTTATTGATATACCAGAGCGTGGGTTACGTTATGGACATTGGTATTTAGATTTAGGGGCATTAATAAATGGCAGCAGATAACGAAGAGCGTCTCATATCTCGGGTAGTTCGTACTCGTGAGCTTGTCCCTGCCCTAGAAGCTGGTGTAGAAGATAACTGGTTCTTTGTTGAAGAGAACCGTACCCTTTGGAAGTTTATTCGTACTCACTGGACAAAGTATCAAGAGGTACCTAGCGCAGTAACGGTTAAGGATAACTTTCCTACATACAGGTTGTTGGCGGTAGAGGACTCGCTAGAGTATTTAGTTGACCAGTTAGTTGAATACCGTAGACGTCAAAAAGCAATTGAGGTTGTACAAAGCGCTGCGGAGTTTATTGCTTCCGGCAATCACGATGCCGCTATTGCTGAGATGAGCCATGGCGTAGCAACTATCTACGACGAGGGTGCCGGACAAACCAGCGACGTTGATCTTACAAAAGATACTAACAATCGTTTTGAAGAGTACATGTCCATAAAGACCAGAGACGGTGGCCTGCTTGGTTACCGTACAGGGTTCCGCACTATTGACGAGGCAACGGCTGGACTACAGCCAGGACAGCTTATTACTATCATTGCCCCTCCTAAGACAGGTAAGTCAGTACTTGCTATGCAGGTTGCAGTTAACGTGCACGAAGATGGGTACGTACCGATGTTCCAGTCATTTGAGATGAGCAACATTGAGCAGCAACATCGTCACGATGCTATGCGCTCTAAGATTGCACACTCACGGCTTATTCGTGGAAAGTTACATCCCGATGAAGAACGCCGTTACAAAGAAACGCTAGAGCGAATGCAAGATATGCACAAGTTCTATCTTACCGACTCAAGTTCAGCTATGACAGTTACCGGTCTTGCTGCAAAGATTGAAAAGATCAAGCCGGACATTGTCTTTGTAGACGGCGTGTACCTTATGGTTGATGAGGCAAGTGGGGAGTCAAATACTCCACAGGCATTGACTAGCATTACTCGTAACCTAAAGCGCTTAGCGCAAAAACAAAATATTCCAATCGTCATCTCAACTCAGGTCCTATTGTGGAAGATGAAGAAGCGCCAAGTGTCTGCTGACTCTATCGGTTATTCTTCCTCTTTCTTTCAGGACTCAGATGTGATTCTTGGATTGCAGAAGCAAGATGAAGAAGACGACTCCTCCCGTGAACTTCGTATTGTTGCTAGCCGTAACTGCGGTCCAGCAACAAGCGATTTGCTTTGGGATTGGGAAGGAGGACGTTTTGAAGAATATGGATCTTTTGGCCAGCCAATTCAATCCTTTTAACGGAACCCAACTTTGTCTAGATGCGGATCCAGACTTATTCTTTCCACCGGATTATAAAGATCCGCTCATAATTGATGAGGCTAGAAAAGTATGCGAAGACTGTTGGATTAAGGACTCTTGCCTTAAGTACGCAATGCAATACCCAAACCTAGATGGGATTTGGGCGGGAACAACCCCACATGATCGGAAGAGGTTAAGAAAATTAAACACATCACAGAATTAAAACCAGATTACAAAAACGCTATGGATCTTCGCGGTGAGCCTACACACATTTGTGCTTGTGGATCACAAGTATGGAATGTAAAGTGCATGTTCCAAGATTATGAAATCTCTATGTACTTCCTAGATATGGAATGTGCAGACTGTGGTTCTATGGCTACAGCACCTACTTTGGTAGATATGCCAGAGGATTATGTAATGATGGATGATCGACCTGTAGAAGAGGAATAGTATGTACCGTGAGGGCGATGTAGAGATTGCTTTACTAAGGCTAGGCATAGAGGTCAACCAACGCAACAGTGAGTTGCTTGGTCTATGCCCTATGCACTTAGAAAGAACTGGGCGACCAGACTCTAACCCCTCATGGTCAATGAACTGCGAAACCGGTGTACACCACTGCTTCTCTTGTGGATACCGCGGAACTCTTATTACTCTTGTTGCAGAGATTAATGAGTTCCTTACCGAATGGGGACGCCTTGATTTTGACGCAGCTAAATCATGGCTGCGTCAAAATATTGAGGTTAACTTTGAGTTATTGGCAAAGCAACTAGAAGAAGCCAAGAACTCTTATGTCCCCATTGAAAGACCTGTAGAGATGAGTGAGGCACGTCTGTCGATTTTCGACAGCCTACCACCAGATTGGGCTTTATCTGCTAGGGGTCTAACGGCAGAGGCTTGCATCAAGCACTCTGTTAAGTGGGATGCAAAACAGCAGGGCTGGATCACACCTATTCGTCAACCTGATACAAACAAGCTTATGGGGTGGCAGGAAAAGGGACAAGTTAATCGTTACTTTCGTAACAGACCTACCGGAGTGCAAAAGTCTAAAACTTTGTTTGGGTTAGATGTTTGGTCTGGTGGAACTATGATCATAGTGGAGTCTCCTTTGGACGTTATAAGACTCTCATCTTTGGGAATAGAGGGAGGCGTCTCAACTTTTGGTGCAGCTATCAGTCAAGATCAGGTTGATCTTATGCGGCGTGCAGATAAGTTGATCATTGCCTTTGATAACCCAAAGATTGACCCAGCCGGCAAGAAAGCATCCAAGGACATGCTTGAGCGTACTAAGAAAGAGGGGTTGGAGTGCTTCTTCTTTAAGTATGACGGGGATGTAAAAGACATTGGCGATATGACTGAAGAACAGGTTATAATAGGTATAGAGAAGGCAAAACATTCAGTGTTTGGGGAGGCGGCATACGCATGATTATTGGACTAACAGGGTACGCACAGTCAGGCAAAGACACCGTAGCTAAGGTTCTTGTAGATCACTACGGGTTTGAACGCGTAGCATTTGCAGACCCTATTCGCAAACTTCTTTATGAAATGAACCCTGCAGTTAAAGATGGTGATTATAGACTTCAGGGCGTTATTGATGCATATGGTTGGGACGTTGCAAAGACAGCGTTCCCGGAAGTACGGCGCTTACTGCAAGATCTTGGGGTTGGTGCTCGCAAGGTATTTGGCGAAGGCTTTTGGGTTAAGCAGGCTTTGGGACCTCACAAACCATGGGACAAGGTAGTAGTAACAGATGTTCGTTTTACAAACGAAGCTGATTATCTAAAGTCATTTCCAGAAGCACAGCTGTGGCGCATAAAGCGTATGGGAGTTGGTGCAGTAAATGGTCACGTATCAGAGCGTGATATGGATGGTTACCAAGTAGATCAGATCTTTGCTAACAATGGTACTTTAGAAAATTTAGAGTTAATGATTAAGACAAGAATGAACGGATTAGTATGATGTGGTCATATGTATTGGCAACAATTGGCGTTACAGGTATCTACTTTGTAGGTCGTAAAAAGAAATGGGCATGGTTATGGCTCATATTCAACGAATGCTTGTGGATTATCTACGCAGTGACCACTGATCAATACGGATTTATATTTGCAGCTGTTGCATACACAGTCGTCTACATCAAATCATTTTTACGTTGGAGACGTGACGCATGACCTTCACCGGGACCCTTCTTCCCTACCAGGTAGAGGCTGTAGAGGCTATGGTAGACCGCAAGAAGATGCTTGTGGCCTACGACCTTGGCTTGGGTAAAACTGTCCTGACTATTGCTGCACTTGAAGAGCTTAAAGACCTTGGAAAGATAACTGAACCTGGTATTATTGTTTGCCTATCCTCATTGAAGTATCAGTGGGCAGAACAGATTAGGAAATTTACAGATGACGCTGCAAACGTTGTGGTCATTGATGGAACGCCAAAACAAAGAGCGCTCCAGTACACTGAGGCGGCCGACTGGGGGCATTCGCTCACTGATTATGTCATTCTCAACTATGAGCAGGTGGTTAACGACTGGGACTATGTCCAGCACCTTGCACGAGGATTCGTGGTGTGCGACGAAGCGACAGCTATCAAAAGCTTCAGATCAAAACGATCAAAGCAAGTAAAGAAACTTACTAGCCCAGTTAAGTTTGCTCTGACAGGCACACCTATTGAAAACGGTAAGCCTGAAGAACTGTACAGCATTATGCAGTTTATCGATCCTAAAGTATTAGGAAGATTTGATTTATTTGATAAGACTTTTATTGTGCGTAATCACTTTGGTGGAGTAGAAAAATATAGAAATCTTTCTACATTAGCTAAGACTTTAGCAACCGCGTCTGTACGCAAACGTCAACAAGATCCAGATGTTGCACCCTACTTACCGGATACAATTTTTGCAGAGCCTATCTTGGTGGAGTTTGACCGTGCAGGAGCAGTTCTGTATAGACAGATTGTTAGAGAGATACTAGACGATTTAGATAATGCTATAGATGATTTTGGTAGCTCATTTGATTTGTTTTCCCACTACTCTGGAGAAAACCAAAACGATGCCGCAAATGCTATGAAGGGCAAGATTATGTCTAAGTTAACGGCATTAAGAATGCTTTGCGATGCTCCCGCCCTACTGTCTAACTCTGCAGGCAAATACCGTAAAGACAACGACGCCGGGTCTAAATATATAAATGATTTAGATGAAGGCGGTAAGCTTGCTCCTCTTAAAGCGCATCCTAAAGCAACAGCCCTTGAGAAATATGTTTCTGAGTTTTTAGATAGTTATGAAGGAAACAAAATTGTTATTTTCACTAGCTATGTTCACATGGTTAGGCTACTTGAAAAAAGTCTTGAAAAGTATTCACCACAAATTTATACTGGAGAACTAGATGCTAAAGCTAAAGAGATTGCTAAAGTCACTTTCCAAACTGACCCAAGTTGCCGTATACTTATTAGTTCTGACGCCGGTGGCTATGGCGTGGATCTCCCTCAGGCTAACCTACTTATTAATTACGACCTTCCGTGGAACGCAGGTTTGGCGCTACAACGTAATGGGCGTATACGAAGGGCCTCTAGTACTTGGCCTTCAATTGTTATTCAAGACTTCTTAATGCAGGGGTCTATCGAAGAGCGTCAGCACGCAATGCTGGTGCAGAAGATGGCCGTAGCTAATGCAATAATTGATGGTGAAGGCATAAATACAGAGGGTGGCGTTAACTTGACTGTTGGGACACTTAGGGCATTTTTAGAAGAGATTTCGGTATAGAATATTTCTATGCCTAATGCACCTAAGACCCCTACACGTACCATACGTGTCTCTAGCGACCTCTGGGAGGCCGTTAAAGCCAAAGCTTTCTCTGAGGGTCGTACCGTCACAGATGTCATTATTAAGGCCTTAGAGGCGTATATTAACGATTTGCGTTCTGTCGAATAATCGGCTAAAATATATAACGGAGGGAAAAACATATGCCTAAAGTTATAGAAAAAGAAGATCCACAGAACAACACCTTTATGAATAAGGTTGCGAGCTTTGTAGCATTAAAGCGTCGCATTGCCGATATGGATAAAGAGCGGTCATCAATTCAGGCCGAGCTTTCAGACATTGTTGACGAAGAGGGTGAGCCAGACGAAAAAGGCCATATTTGGCTTACACTACCTTTTGAGGTAGATGGGGTTACATCTCTACAACGTCAGCGCAAAGTATCTCAATCACTTAACGAAGACTCAGCAAACACTATTCTTAGTGAAAAAGGTTTGTCAGAGCGTTGCTATAAGATGATCCCTATGCTAGATGAAGCAGAAGTAATGGCTTGCCTATACGAAGGTCTTTTAGCAGAAGAAGATATTGATGCTATGTTTACTAAGAAAGTTTCATACGCGTTCTACATAAAATAAGGGATGACATGACAGATCAGGTAGACAACTTATTTAAGAGTTTGGATGATTATTATCCAGGCTCTAAGAAAAAGCGTCGTGCCGTAAATCCAAATGCTAAACCTAAAAAAGTAATACAAGAAGGTTCCTGGGATGAGAATCCTCAGGTAAAAACTCTACCTAATGGAAACGTGGTAGAATTATATAGTGCGGGGTCATTGTGTCTCGCATTAGGCAGACCGATAGTTACTTTGAGGCTTTGGGAACGAAAAGGTTTTATACCACGTGCACCCTATCGCCTAAAGTCAATAATTGTTAAAGGTGTAAAGAAGCCCGGATGGCGGATGTACAGTAAAACAATTATCGAAGCAACTGTTGCAAGCTTTGAGTCTCGGGGACTGATTGATGTTCCCAGGATTGATTGGAATAAACACCATGATCTATCAATTGAACTGATGGAAACATGGAAGAAAATCCATGAGCAAGAAACTAACTAACTACCTAGCGTAAAGATTCAACCGAATCTCAGCTATCAGCCAACTACCGAAAGGATGCGCCATGAGCACATCGTTAAAAATATCAAAGCCAGTTCCAAACGTAGATTCATACGCTGCACCAGCAGATGAAGATCTATTTGTCCAAGAAGATGAGAACGAAGTTCCAGAACGCTCATCTGTCATTCAGACAGGCTGGAAGGCAGCAAAGACTGCCGTAGCCAAGTCTACAAAGGCATTCGCAACGGATTTCCGTTTTGACGAAGATGTCCAACTTATTAAATTTATCTCAGACGAACCAATGGCATTTATGCAGCATTGGGTAAACCGTCCAGGTAAAAAGTCATTCATTAGTATTGGTGAAGACGATCCACTAATTGCTGTAGGTAGCAAGCCGGATCCAAAGTTTGCCTTTACCGTCCTTAATCTTTCTGATGAGGATCCACAACTCCAGTTAATGGTTGTCGGGGTTCGCTTATGCGGTCAGCTTGAAAAGCTTGCTTCAAATACGAAGACAGGCCCACTTAATCGCGCTGACCTATATTGGGCAGTAAGTAAGTCTGGTCAGGGGACAAAGACTTCTTACTCAATTGTTCCTGTGAAGGAACGTGACCTTGCTGAGGAATGGGAAATTGATCCTGTTGCTGCCGCTGAGTTAATCAAGACTATGAAGCCACTTGGACCAGACGCTCTCCATACGTCCACCAAGGCTGAATTGGCTGAGATTGCTCGTGAAATTGCGTCAGCTAACTAAATAACCCATCAAGTGAGGGGCCCGGTTTTTGACCTCCTTTCTACGGGCCCCTCACATTAACTTTAGGAGAGCAATGAATATAGTTACCACACTTGACCAGTTAGCAGAGATGATTTCTGCCTACGATAAAGTAGACTCATTTGTATACGATGTTGAAACAGTAGGTGACCACCGCGGAGATCCACGCCAAAATATTGTTATGTGGATTGCTTTTGCTACGTACGACCGCGTAGATGTTATTCCTATGGGTCACCCAAATGGTGAATATGTAACAACAGAATATCCTTTGCTACCTTCTGCACAAGACCGTATCATTAAGGGCCTTCCACTACGTCCCTCAGACTATAGTAAAGATGAGCGCAAAGCTAAGAAGATCTTTACAGAAGGCCCTGAACAGTTAACACGTGGTGAAGTGTTTAAGGCACTTCGCCCACTATTTGCAAGCGACAAGGTTAAGATTGGTCATAACCTAAAGTTCGATTTACAGAGCGTAACCAAGTATCTTGGCGCCTTACCTGCACAACCATACGCATGTACTCTTAATGCTGCGTTTATTCTTAACACACAAAATCGTAATAACCTTGGCCTAGATGATTGCCTTAAGCGTGAGTTTGGGTACGAGATGGTGAAGGGTGTAGGTAAAGAAGTAGAGGTATATAGCTTTGAAGAGGTTGCAACCTACGCTGCACTAGATGCAGAATGGACCTGGAAGCTTTGGATTAAATACTCTAAACAACTAGACACTGATAAGCTTCGTGGAGTATTTAACTTAGAGATGGATGTATTAGATGTTATCTGCAACATGGAGCTACGTGGCGCAGACATTGACGTTTCTGAACTAGAGAAGTTAAAAGACAACTTAGAGGTTCAATTAGAAACAACTAAGGGCGAGATCTATAAGCTTGCCGGTAAAGCCTTTAACATTAACAGTATTCCTGAAAAACAAAAGCTTTTGTTCTTAGGCAAAAAAGAAGGCGGACGTGGATTACGCCCTAAAGTTTTAACACCAGCCGGCGAGAAGCGCATGGATTCCGGCACCCCATCAACGGTATCTGACTATTCGGTATCAGAACCCGCACTAAAAATGTTTGCGGGAAAAGATGCTCTTGTAGATGCGCTCCTCAATTATTCTGATCTAAATAAGTTGTTAACAACTTATGTGATTCCCTATTTAGGTGGGGATATTACACGTACGCTCCTTGGTAAGTCAAAGACTGTTGCAAAGAAGAGCCTACTTCTTGATGGCCGTATCCACACGGACTTTATTCAATATGGTGCAGAGACGGGAAGATTTTCTAGTCGCAACCCTAATTTACAGAATGTGCCTGCTCCGCATACTGTAAATGGTAAAGCGATTAGAAATCTTTTCGTTGCACCAGAAGGCCACTCATTAGTGGTGGCTGACTACTCTCAGATTGAACCACGTGTTATTGCATCCTTTAGTGAGGACCGCATTATGTGTACTGCCTACATGAATGGTGAGGACATCTATACAACTGTAGGTACTACTATGGGGGTAGACCGTAAAGCCGGTAAGCAATTGGTGCTATCTTTAGCATACGGTGTAGGTCCAGATAAGATTGCTGATTCTATCGGCTGTTCTGTCAATGAGGCTAGAGAACTCCTAGACGGGTTTATTGCTAAGTTCCCCTCTGTAGCTCGATACAAGAAGAGGGTTATTCAGGAGAGCCGCAATCGTGGCCCAGTTCCATATGCCCTTACCTACATGAATCGCCGTAGATACCTGCCAGATCTTAGATCTTCTGTGATTTGGGAACGTGCCAGGGCAGAACGCCAGGCGTTTAATACGGTTATTCAGGGGTCTTCGGCAGATCTCATAAAGCTTGCTATGATTAGGGCACACAAAATGATTCCTGACGGGTCAAACCTAATTCTTACGATCCATGACGAATTAGTTACTGTCACTCCCAATGATCTTATTGGGGAAACAGAGGCAGCGATTCGTGAGGCTATGGAAGGAATCAACGCTCTTAATATCCCAATGTTGGCGGATATTACGACGGTTACTCGATGGGGAGACGCCAAATAATGTTTGGACGTAAAAAGAAAAACAAAGTACGAGTGTCAATTAGTGATTCAGATAAGGTGCTGAGTGTTTCTTTGCCTATTTTGATGCGTCAAGTAATTTATGATACTATGCTCATGCCTGCAGAAGACATAGCTAACGCTATGGGCTTACCCCCAATATCTGACGAAGTAGCTGACATGGAAGAACAAGCAAGTGAAAAACGTTTACAACGATTTTCTAGGCTGCTTCCGCTTATCGACTCGCATGCAGATATAGCATCTAAAATTGCAGTTGCTGCGTACTTGCTAGAAGACAATCAAATAGAAGAAAACTTTATGGAAGACGCAGAAACGCTTCAAAGATTGTTTAGGTTAGTTGCATTATCCTCTTCACTTTCTTGCGTATCTACCTTATTTAACTTAGAGTTAATTGAACTAAATGGAGCAAACAATGGCAAACAATGACTGGTGGGCAAATAAATTAAATAACAAGCCTACTCAAAGTTCTACACCTGCTACAGGTCCCGCGCCGAGTAACGTGTACAGGGCAACAGTTAATCAACCAACCGTACGTGTTGATTACGATGCTGCTCAAGATCAGTTAGTGAGCAAAGCCGCTAGCTCTAGAAGCACTGAAACATGTCCAGGCTGTTATTCAGGAAACTATATGTCATCCCCAGGAAGCAACACTGCAAAACGTTGTTATGACTGTGGGTATCCACTGGTACAATCAGGGACTGGAACAGGGCTTCCAAGTCAAAGTTCAGGACCAACAGTTGCAGCAAAACAAGTAGGAACATCAGGTTTTAACCCCAACATAATCGTAGATAGGATCGGATAATGGCAGTTATTAATTCAGACGCACTAAAGGTAGTCGCCCAACTAAATAAAAAGTACGGGGCAAACACAGTAGTTGCTGCCAATAACGTTGTTGCTACACAACGTGTCACATCAGGTTCTCTAACACTAGACGTTGTTCTAGGTGGTGGATGGCCTATGAATCGTTGGGTAGAACTAGTAGGCGAGGCATCACATGGTAAGACAGCTATCGCTCTAAGAACTATTGCCGCCAACCAAAAAGTAAACCCAGACTTTACTGCAGTGTGGATTGCTGCAGAAGATTTCGATGCAAAATACGCCGAGCTCTGTGGCGTTATAACTGAGCGAGTTATTCTTGTAGAAACTAACAGTATGGAGAATGCGTATGAAGCAGTTATTAAATTCATGGAAAGTAAAGCTGTTGATATGGTTGTTATTGACAGTCTACCTGCCCTCGTACCTGGAGCAGAGGATGAGAAAGAAATGGATGAATTTACTGTTGGACGAGGAGCACTCATCACCAACAAATTCTTCCGAAAAGTAGCATCAGCAACTAAAAGAGATTTGATTGAATCAGAGCGCCCTGTATTGGGCATGATGATTAATCAATACCGTATGAAGATTGGCGTCATGCACGGCGATCCTCGTACTACACCGGGTGGTCTTGGTAAAGATTATGCGTATAGCGTTCGTTGCGAAATAAAGCGCGATGAATGGCTAGAGGTGGGCACTGGACAGGATAAGCGCCGTGTGGGGCAAACAATCCGAGTCCGCACAATTAAGAACAAGACCTATCCTCCACAGCAGACAGCCTACCTCGACTTCTACTTCTCTGATGGAGGACCAGTTGATGCTGGGGGTTATGATTCTGGTAAAGAAATCGTTGCCCTATCCATCCTTAACGGAATTGTAGATCGTCGTGGTGGCTGGATGTATTACGGTGACCGTAAGTGGCAGGGGGCTCAAGCCCTCATTGATTCACTTCGTGAAGAGATTGAGTTAAGAACTGAACTGACTACTGCCGTAATGGATACGTTAAAGTCTGCTCCAGTCCTAATGCTAAGCACAGATGAAGAGTGAAGGACAAAAACAATCGTTAAAGCATGAAAAACGATTGCAAAAGATTACAGGTGGCCAGCGCAGCGCTGCCTCCGGGGCTTTTTGGTCACGTAAGGGTGACGTTAGAGATGACGAACTCCTTATTGAGCATAAGTGGACCGGTAAAAAATCTGTGACTATTAAGTCAGAGGTTTTAAAAAAGATTACAACTGAAGCAATTCTAGACAGTCGTATGCCTGTTCTAGGGTTGCACCTTGATGGTGAGAATTACGTCGTTCTATTAGAGGAGGATTTCTTTGAATTACGTAATTTAATAAAAGGTGAGTAATGCGATATAGCGATGATCCAGCATGGACCTGGAGATATGAAGCCAAGTGTCAGGGAGAAGACACAGAGATATTTTTTCCTCCACGAGATAAGGCTTTGTATAAGCCCATAGCTGACAAAGCTAAAGCAATCTGTTTAGGTAAAGACGGTAGGCCGGCATGCCCGGTTAGACAAGAGTGCCTTAAAGAGGCTATAATTAATAATGAGCTTCACGGAATCTTTGGCGGAATGTCGCATAGAGAAAGAAATGCAGCCCAACGCAAGTATAAGAAAAAAGGCACAACCTTAGAAGAGTGGTTAGAGAAAGAGGGCAGAAAGTATGGCAACACCTAAAACCATTGCTAGTAAGGATTTAAAAGCATTCTTAGAAACAAAGAAAAGAACAACCCGACTTATGGGTGCTGTAGAGCGCCACGTGTTAACTCGCCCATTTGATGATCGTGACATGAGTTATATTCATCCGTCTGATATCATTAAAGATGATTGGTGCGCACTTGCGCAATACCATGCTGTTAATGGTAACTACGTAGAGACTCGTGACAAGACCCCGGCTCGCCTTGCATCTATCTTTGCTGAAGGCCACACAATTCATGCTAAATGGCAGAAGTGGTTTAACGATATGGGTGTTCTATATGGTAAGTGGTACAACCCTATAACTAAGGATTATACCTGGGCTACATCTAAAGATCTTCAAGGACTTGTAAATAAAGAATACGCAGAGGTTTCTCTGCGTAGCGATAAGCATATGATCCGTGGTCACGCTGATGGTTGGATTAAGGGTTTAGGAGAAGACTGCTTAATTGAAATTAAGTCAATTGGTTCTGGAGGTATCCGCATGGATGCCCCGGCTATTATGGCACAAGCAGACGACAACGTAGAAAAAGCATGGAAGAATATTAAAACACCTTTTCGTTCCCATCAGCTACAGGGGCAGGTATACCTACATCTTTGTCACCTAATGGTTGAAGAGGGGCTGTTTGAGTCTGCTCCAAAAGAGATTGTGTTTATTTATGAGCTTAAGGCTAACCAAGAGTACAAAGAATTCGTAGTACAATACAACCCAGAGTTTACTAAAGATATCTTTGACAGGGCTTTAGACGTAGCTTGGGCAGTAAATAATAAACGACCACCGGTCTGCAGCACAGATCCTGCAGTAGGCTGTAAGCGTTGCGCACCATTTCAGGAGGCAAAGTGAGTATTAGCAGAGATGTCTTAGCGGCAGTAAATGAATTAGGTTTTTCTTTAACCGCTAAACCTGAATACGACATACCAAATTTACCTAGGGATATTACTGAGCTAGACGACGAAGGCCTTATGGACCTATTTGTACAGTTTACTCAGTGGAACGACCATCTTGCTGGTGCCCAGGCTATCGCTATTATTAATGAACGTGAGGCACAGCGCACATTAGATAACGCTGAGGCGTCTAGTATGCTGAGCAACTGGACTGGCGCAAAGGGTGATCGAATTACTTTAATTAAGGCACAGATTGCGGCTAGTAAAGAGATCCAAGATTTACAGCATGAGCTAGATGTAAAGTATGCTTTTCGTAAGCTAATTGAAACACGCACTCTCAATGTTGAGAGAGACTCACAATTAGTATCTCGTGAGCTCACACGCCGCACCTCTGATGGTGGAGGTATGCGGTCAAGAACTCGGAGGTTTAACACATAATGCCTAGTCAGAGTAGGAAACATCGTGGATACAGATCACAAAAAGTTGTTGCAAACTATTTGGCAGAAAATGGGTTTCCATTTGCTGAGAGCACTGGTGCTGGTCGCAGCGGTACTGATGTTACTGGAACAATCGGAATTGATTGGGAAGTAAAAGCCCGTAAAGATTTTAACCCCAGTGCCGTTATAAAGCAGTTAAAAGAGCGACATAACGGGAAAGATCTACCTGTAGCTGTACTACGCTTAAACGGGCAGGGAGAGGCTTCTATTGGGGAGTGGGTAACCCTCCTTAGACTAGAGGATTTTGTTTCTTTACTTAGGGCAGCGGGATATGGAGATACACCGTAATATAGTCTCTTAGGTGGGCATAAAACTAAGGACTACAACTCGTGAATGAAAAAGAAAATGAAGAAAAGTTCCTGCGTGTAAGCGCTGGATCTAACGCACAATCCGTTGGCTCAGCAATTGCCCACGCACTATATGAGACTCCACAGGTCAAATTACGTGCAGTAGGCGCTTCAGCCGTAAACCAGGCAGTAAAGGCTATCGCTATAGCTCGAGGTTACGTGGCTCCACGTGGCTTAGATCTTACGTGTAGGCCTGGATTCGCTACAGTAGAGTCCAGAGATGGATCTATTTCTGCGATTGTCTTTACTATTACCGTAAACTAATATATTATTTATGCCAAGAGATCTCTAACAGTTAGGTACTAACAATGGCAAAATCAGATCAAGACGCAGCTCTAGCGGGTATGGCAGCACAAGGCCGTACACCAATGGGCAAAGAAGGAGTTAAGTTTTCTTCTCCGTCAGCTTCACCAGCATCAGGTACTCTTATTCCTAAGAAGAACACTGCAGCTGGAGACCCAACCGCCCCAGGGACAAAAGTTTCACGTCCAAACGTGCCAGCTGCCCCAGGTGGAGAACGTAACAGTGCGGCGTATTCAATTAAAGCGCGATACACAAAGGCAACAGATCCAGCAGCAGGTTTGACACAGGCTAATGGTCGCATTGTTTCACCATCCGTTGTTCGAAGCACACAAAGCTTTGATCAAGGAATTGGCACTTCTTACTAAAATGTACTATAATAATAATAGAGGCCTATTCACCTAGGCCTCTATTATTAAGTTTGGAGGCGCAATGAGTTTAGATGCTTTGTATTCAGAGGCAAAAGAAAAAAACCCCAATGTAGCGGGTAAGTGTGTGGTTGGAGCTTGGGCTGTTTCCCTTGACGAAAAGAACCTAACTGCATTTGAAAATTCTTTAAATGATGATGACTTCTCAACTAGAAGTCTTCATACGCTGTACAAATCTGCAGGTGCAACATTCGGTATAACGTCGCTCAAAGAGCACAGAAATGGGAACTGTTCATGTCACTAGAAGATGCATACAATAATGCTAAAGCAGACTCAGCATTAAACTCAATTGAAAAACTATTAAAGAACAATGGGCTAACCGCAGAAGACGTCGGTAAGGTTAGCAAAGTTAGTTTATCTAACAACCCAGACGACACTAAGATTATCCTTTCTCCTAAATGGGGTGAAGGCCCAACCTGGCAACCAGTGCAGCATGCAGAGCCCGTAATAGTACAGCCAAAGGTTCGTACACCATCTCTGATCAGCAGCGACTGGAAGGTTGCGGTTGCATTACCTGATCCACAAATCGGTTATCGCAAGTATGAAGATGGGGCCTTGGATCCATTCCACGATGAAGCTGCTATGGATGTAGCGCTACAAATCGTAGGTTTGGACCACGGTCACCCTCTTGCTCAAATTATTAATCTAGGAGATTTCCTAGATCTACCTATGTATGGAACATACGAACAGGAAACTAACTTTGCTCATACTGCTCAGCTTGCTATTAATCGTGGCCATCGTTTTCTTGCTGAACAAAGAGCTAACGGAGGATCCGAAGCCAGAATTATTTTACTTGAAGGCAATCATGACAAGCGCCTTAGCCGTTTCATTAATACTAATGCTGCCGCTGCTTATGGCGTTAAAGTAGCAAATATGCCAGAAGCTTGGCCTGTGCTAAGCTTACAAAACTTATTGCGTTGTGACGAACTTGGGGTGGAGTTTATTGATGGATATCCTGCTGCAGCACATTGGATCAACAAGCGTCTTCGTGCTATGCATGGAGATCGCGCTAACGCTAGTGGCTCTACTGCTGCTCAGTACGCTAACTCGAATCCTAATATTTCAACACTCTTTGGTCATACTCATCGTATGGAACAACAAAGTAAAACTGTCTTTGATCGTGACCAGGCCATCAAAAGCGTCTCGTTTAGCCCTGGATGCCTTTGCCGAGTTGATGGGGCCGTCCCTTCTGTCAAAGGTGGGGTGGACGTTAAAGGCCAAGCTCTCCAGTATTTTGAAAACTGGCAGCAAGGCGTAAGCGTTATCTTTTTTAAAGAAGGTGACGATGATAGCTTCCACTTTGATCAGGTCCACATCCACAAGGGTAAGACAATGTATCGTGGTCAAGAGATTCACTCTACGGTAGATAAACTAGGAAATTTACTATAATAAAAAAGCCCCCCGTAATTGGGGGGCTTTCTTATTTGTAATTACTTACCGCAAGTAGGGCACTTAACTGTAGTGGCAGCTGGGCTGACAGCAGTAGCAGCTTTCTTAAACTTAGGGCGACCAAAGCCAACAATAGAAATCATTACTCCAGCCTTGTTCTTCTTAAAAGCACGAAGTTGTTTGCAAACTTCTCCGCCATTTCGTTGGCTTCCAGACTTCTTAGAAGATGTGTTTCCTTCAATACACCAGACAGTTCCGTCTTCATTGTCTTTTACAACAATACCTACGTGAGAGATACGATCTACACCGTCTGATGGGAAATCAAAGTAAACGATATCGCCTGGTTCTGGATCTGCGATGTCGCCATCAATCCATTGACCAGCCTTCTTAAATGCCTGCGCTCCACCTGGAGTGTAAACAGTGTTAGGTACTTTTACCCCAGCTTCGTTTGCACACCAGTTAATAAAGCTTCCACACCATGGTTGGAAGTTAGCTTTAGTGTACTTACCGTACTTTGTTTCATTGTCTTTAGGACCTTCAATAGTTCCTAGTTCTGCCTTAGCAACTTCAATAAGGCGTTCTGCTGTTCCCTGGTCTGCCATTATTCTTTATCCCAATCTGTATCAACTGGCTGTATTTCTGGAGTTGCACCATCTGGCTTTGCTGCAAGACGTGCTGCTGTAGCATCAATTTCTGCCTCAAGCTTTTTGTCAGCTTGTGTGTTCTTAGCATCCATCTCTTTGTTTGACAACTGTGCTGCCATAACATCTTTAGCACCAGATTGACCAATTAAGATACCAGCAAGGGTACCTGTAATAAAAGTAGCAATGCTTCCAAGAACATTGAAGAACATCTTGTCATTCTCTGATTGTGCGCCGATTGGCTGTGTTACAAATAAAAGGCCGTAAAGAATGCCAAGGGATGTACATAATAGGATGGTTCCTAATGTGATACCTAGAATAAACTTTAATCTAGCATCTAGATCTTGTGGTGTTAGCTTTTCTTTAAACATTTGGTGTTCCTTCTGGTTGAGTGGTCTTGACTAAGTCTACAGGACAAGTCTGACTTGCGGTACAAATAGGTGGTTTACATTCAGCTGTTTCCCAGTTTTTTGGGTCTTGGCAAGGATATCTGAAGAATCCACTATACCCACAGCTTGTTAATGAGCTAGCCAACAACAAAGCAGCTAGTATATATCCAATTTTTTTCATTCTTCGTCCTTTGGGTTACGAAGGGGGTAAGTAACTGCCCAGGCAAATAATGTGCCCATGATTGCATAGCCAACAATAGTCTTTGCAGATCCATCAAGGACAACCCAGGCAATAAACATGCCTAACAATGTCCATAGTTGGTCAACCATATCTCTTAATACTCTCAAGGTTTACGTCTCCTTATTCCTTTTGACTCACCAGAGGCGCCACCGCCTCCTCCTCCGCCCCCACCACCTGTAGATCCACCGGATGTAGTTCCACCTGCGGCTGATACAGCGTTCATTGCAGCTCCGGCTGCAATTACTGTAGCAACAACCATTTCAGTTGCTTCTTCACGTTCTTCTGTAGACATATCAGCACCGATACTGCCGAGTGCTTGAAGGGCTTGACCAGGGTCACTAAATAATTCGCCAATTAATTCCGCAGGGTTCTCTAGTAATACGAGGGCTGCAGCAACGTCTGCTGTAATTATAACTTCATTACCGTTTTCATCCTGCCTAACCTCGACAGGAGTCTCAGCAGGAAGATCCTTATATTCGATGCCAGCAGCCTGTATAGCCTCAGCAGATACGGATTCTCCAGGCTGTAAATCAGATATAAGCTGCTCTACAACAACTTCCTTCTGAGCTTCTGTAAGAGTTCCGGCTTTAGCAGCCTCTTCTAGAGCAGCCTTTTCAGCAGCAGCTTTCTCAGCTGCTAGTCTTTCAGATTCTGCTTTAGCAGCAGCCTCAGCTGCAGCCTTATCGGCCTCTGCTTTTGCTTTGGCAGCAGCTTCGGCTGCTAAACGATCAGCTTCTGCCTTAGCGGCTGCTTCAGCAGCAAGTCTGTCAGCTTCTGCCTTGGCCTTAGCCTCAGCCTCTGCCTTTAAGCGAGCCTCTTCAGCTGCTTTTGCCTCTGCTTCAGCTTTGGCCTTAGCTTCTGCTTTAGCTGCCGCTTCTTCTGCCTCGGCCTTGGCCTTGGCTTCTGCTGCTAATCTTTCTTCTTCAGCCTTAGCTGCTGCCTCTGCCGCTATACGATCAGCTTCAGCCTTTGCCTCGGCTTCTGCCTTTGCCTCCGCTGCTGCAACCTCCGCTGCAATACGGTCTGCCTCGGCCTTGGCTTCTATCTCTGCTTGAATTCTTGCTGCTTCAATCTCAGCTGCGATGCGCTCTGCCTCGGCTTTTGCCTCGGCCTCTGCTTTAATTCTTGCTTCTTCTCTTGCAGCTTCTTCTGCAGCAATTCTGTCGGCTTCCGCTTTTGCTGCTACCTCTGCCGCTATTCTTGCGGCTTCAACCTCAGCGGCTATACGGGCAGCTTCTGCTTCGGCTGCTACACGAGCAGCTTCAGTCACTGCTGCTATTCTTTCAGCTTCGAGTCTTTCAGCTTCTGCCAGTCTAGCAACTTCTGCAAGTCTGGCCTCTTCTGCTACTCTAGCGACTTCAACTAATCTCGCAGCTTCTGCAAGTCTTGCTATCTCGGCAAGTCTTTCGACCTCTGCTAACCTGGCAACTTCAGCGAGTCTAGCTATCTCAGCCAATCGTGCAACCTCAGCGGTAGCAGCTGCAATTCTTTCGGCCTCAACTCTCTCTGCTTCCGCTAATCTTGCAACCTCAGCAAGTCTAGCCTCTTCGGCAAGTCTCGCTATCTCTGCCAATCTTGCCGCTTCTGCTACTCTAGCAATCTCTGCGAGCCTTTCAACTTCTGCTAATCTTGCTACCTCTGCAAGTCTAGCAACTTCAGCAAGACGAGCAGCCTCTGCTGTAGCGGCTGCAATTCTTGCCTCTTCTTGCTGCGCTGCTAACAGTGCTGCTGCTTCTGCTTGAAGTCTAGCCACTTCGGCTAATCTTGCTATCTCTGCTAATCTCGCTACCTCAGCAAGCCTTGCTTCTTCTGCTAGTCTCGCTACTTCAGCTAGTCTTGCTACTTCAGCTAATCTCGCTACTTCAGCTAGTCGTGCCACTTCTGCAGTAGCGGCTGCAATTGCGGCCTCAGCTGCTGCCTGCTCTGCAGCAAGTTCTTCTGCAGTCTTTCCAATTTTAAGAGTTACAACATTAGATATTTCAGAGTAAACCGCTAATGTATCATTATCTGATCTAATATGAAATGACCAGATAGTTCCACTTGGCATTAAGCTTTCAAGTAGTGAATGCTCAATTGTTATTGTGGTACTTAAAGAATTTGGGCCACCAACATTTCCAGTAGCAATACCCCAACCATTTTGTCCTTGAGTGTTAAGCCCTATCGCGTATCTTTCTGGCTGAGTATTACCAGTATCTGGGGCATCCCAAGTTAATACTGTTGCGGTAGCCCCATCTGTTACTGTAAGATTTCTTGGAGCACCTATAGTTTTTACTACTGGTGCTGCCTGTGAAGTAAATGCTTCTGCCGGAATAATATCCATAGACCCAGATTGATCCCAATGTAAGAATACATTTGCTCCTCCACCATTTTCGTAGTACATTAACTCTATGGTCTTTGGGACTCCTGCTGTAAAGGCTACTGGAGAGCTTGTAGTTCCCCCACCACCTTTGTCAAACCAATCATCTGCTATCAAAGCACCATCAATGTAGATCCTTGTTCCATCGTCTGCTGTTGCTAAAAATGATATATTTTGAGTCGTGTTACTAAGAATTGATCCAGTAAATCTAACTATAACGTCTTCTGATGGTCCACCAAGAACACTACCAGAGCCCCATTGAAAGTTGATATTTGGAACATTTATTGTTAATATTGGAGATGCCCCTTGAGGAATATAGGGGGCATTATTTTGGCCTTGTACATTATACACTTGGGCAGTCAAGCCTTCTACTGCATGCGCTTCGGTAGGTACAGCAAAAAGCCATCCTGTTGATATCAGGAAGGCTGCAAATATTCTTAATTTTCTATTCAATCAATGATCTCCTTCTTACTATGCTCATAGTTTAGCATTACAAGGTGTATTCTATGCGGCATAGTTTACACATTGTCACCACAACTACCGGAGCTTACATGACCGTACAAGACTGGGCAGCATTGCTGTTAAGTGTTTTAACCATAGTTGGTATTATGGCAGGCGGGATTAAATTTCTTGTAAAACACTATTTAAGCGAACTCAAGCCTAATTCAGGCTCATCAATGAAAGACCAAATTTCAAGACTTGAGAATCGTATTACTGAAGCAGATGCAAGTCGCAAGCAAATGAAAGAAGATCATAAAGCTATGAAAGAAAAACTAGATCGCATGTATGACATTCTTTTAGATTACATCGCTAAGTCAAAGTAATTTTATTATGCCTAAAGATGTCCCTAAGATAATCTGGCAAACACATAATTACCTGTACGAAGAATTACCAAAACATTTAAAGCAAGTAACACAGACTTGGATAAATCTAAATCCAACCTGGCAGTATAAGTACGTTAATCATATAGACAGGGCAGAATTTGTAAAAACAGAAGATCCTGTTCTGTACACCCATTATGAGAAATTAGCTCCTATAACTCAAGGAGATATATGGAGATACTTAGTAACCTATAAATATGGTGGGGTGTATGCGGATATGGACTCTGTATGTAAGTCTCCTTTAGACTACGCGTTTGATATCTTACAGTGTGACCATGACCTTTTAGCAGCTTCTCAACCAGGTCATCTTAAGTATAATAATTGTAATTATGCTGTGGGTAAAAACTCAAAAAATCTTGAAATAATTATAAAAAATCTAAAAGATGAAGACTATTTAACTGGTGATTTAAATAACTGGCCTTGTCCCTTAACGCGGTTTGTTGAACAAGCTTCCGCAAGTGATACGGTATGTAGGGACTTTAACGCCGCTCTTCATTCACAGGAGTTTAAGTCAGCTTTTGACGATACTTTTGAGGTGGATTACTATGGAAAGCGTGTAGCCTACAATGAATTAATGCGTGATCTTGGAGTTGCGTCCGCTTAGCTTTTCGTATATAATAATTAATAGGCCCTTAAAAGGGTACATATCTAACAAGGAGAAACATGGACATCAAAACATTGCAAAACGCACTTGGTTCTTATCTTCGCGCTTCAGCAGCAGCTGTAGCAGCCCTGTATATGAGCGGCATTACAGATCCAAAGACCCTGCTTAACGCATTTATTGCCGGTCTGGTGGGTCCACTGGCTAAGGCTGTTAACCCAAAGGATAAGTCCATTGGTATTGGGGCCTCAAAGTAATTTAGTTTAAGATGTAAAAGGCCGGAGGTACACCCTCCGGTTTTTTGCATTTCAGGGTATTATGTGGTCATGGCTAATGATAGATCTAATGACCCTAACCGTAAAGGTGATGCCTCACGTTCCAAACCTTTTGGTCCAGAACACGCAGACACTGTTAAAAGAGTTGTAAGTGATTTTGTACCTGATATTTCTAAAACTTCAGGCGGTAACTGTGGGCATTGCAATCAGCCTGTGGGAGATAGCATTCACATGAATATTTTGGGAAAGCATATAGTTTCTGATAGGATTGCTTAACTATGCCTCAGTCACATCAAAACTGGCAGTACCTAGGTGCTAGCGGTTATATCGGAGCGTACACCACCACAGGTGGTGGCGGTACTCCCATCGTTCCACGTAGCGGTATGGACTTTGCCCGTTTAGGTGTAGGCCGTGCTCCCCAAGCAGAATATCCAGATGGTTATTTAGGAACCATTCGTTCACGTCGTGATGATAAGGGTAACGGTACAGATACAGTACTGGACTCATTAAAGAATAGACAGAACCAGCGTGCATATCAACGTGGTGTCCACAAAGGTGAGCGTATTGATCCAGCACAGTATATGTGGCCTGAAGGTTTAGAACCAGATCGTCGCGTAAACCCTAAGATGTTTAAGCAAATAGATAATGATGGATCATTAGTTATGATCACAGCGCGTTATGCCCCAGATCAAGAGTTGGTGCCCGCACCGCACCTTGTTAACGATGGTAAGGCTGATGTATCAGCTAACATACCCGCAGAATTTAATCCCCGTACAGCACAATACTTTCAGCATTTGAAACCTAGGTGGAAATAATGGCAGACGAAGTAAATCAAAGACGCAGTAGAAATCGTGAGTTAACTCCGTGGGCAGATATTGAAGCCGCTGCACCTATTATTCCTGCTCCAGCTGCCCCTTCTGATGGGGATACTCAGTTCCCACGACCATGGACACTTGGTGATAGGCCATCATTTGCTAAAGGAGTACCTTTAGACCACAATGGTATAGGACTTATGTCTAACCATGAAGTAGGAAATATTTTTGGTATTGGTCCAAATAACTCTAAAGGAGTTTCATACTCTGCAATCCCACAGTTTATTGAACACAAGGGTCAAGGTGCACGAGATACAACACGCACATGGTATAGTAAAGAGCACGTTGTAAATCATTTAGCTAGCCTATTAAAAGTTGGAAAAGATAAATCTGCAAAAGATGCGGCCCAAGTTAGATGGGGCGGCATGCATAAAAAACTTTCAGGTGAATTAGCGCAAGAACGCGAAAGTATTCAGGGACGCCGTAACAACGGTGAAAATCCAGGACACTTGTGGAACCAAGATCATCCAGGACATAAAGACATTCATCTTCGAATGGAGTACGCACCACATGGTCGTGTTATGCCCACAGGCGAGGCAACTTCTGGAACATCTTTTGGTTCTAGTTTAGAAGGTGCACGTAGAAGTGGAAATCTTGTTCCTGTAGGAGAAGGACCAGGACTCCCCTCAGCTAGACGTGGTCGTACTCGTCCATGATGAATCAAGATGGAGTCTATGATCATAGTAAGGGCCGTGGGATTGTAAGCGAAGATCCAGAACCATCGCTACTTCGTTATGATTACATGGGGCCATTCTCTAATCCTCAAGAAGCATTTATGGCTCGAGCATTAAAGTCTGCAACTATACCTGCATCTTTAATTCCAGATCTTGTTCGACCACCCTTACCCCAAGTAAATCTATTCCCGCCACGATTTGGCTACCGAACTCGTGAGCTTGGTATTTTAGATGTAATGGATGTAAACAGCCAATTCCAACCAGAGCGTGTAGACTTTACCGGAGAAAAGGGTTCCTACACAGGAACAGCTCGTAATATGTCTGAAAGTATTTGGTAATGGAAGATATTAATACTGAGACTGTATACGAAGGTAGCACCCTTTGCCCAAAGTGTGGGCATTTCTTAACCCCACTTGAGGCTATCTATTCACATAATGGGCTATGCCCAGACTGTAGAAACGCTAAATATACATACCACGCTAAACGCGGTATGGCTTGACATTCTAAGGAAATAGGGAGATAATTTATATATGAGTACACTTAAAAACCCAGATGGCGGTAAAGCTGCCTACAAAGTAAGGCCTTTAAAGGTAAAGACTGCAGAACAAAAGGCTAGAGAAGAAATGCTCAAAAAATCTTCAAATAAGACAGGACCTAAAAAGAAAGCTGGTAAGAAATAATGGGACTATTAAGTTATGTTCGTGACCGTAAGCAAGTAAATGCTTCACGTGCCGGAGGAGGATCAGATACTGTTGCGCAAATTACCGCAATGGCAAAGTCAGGCACACTTCGTGATGCAGGTCCACAATCTACTACGGAAGAGAAGTACCAAAATGAGCTCGACCGTACCGATGTTAAATATGAGGCCCAATACGGTGACGCAGGTCGTGCTGCATCTGGCGAACGCTTACCTCGAAAAGACGCTTTACGTAACGCAGGAAAGAAACTAGATGCAAACTCCAAGCCTGGTGCCAATAACGGCATTCGTTCAGCAACCACCTGGGAGAAAAAATAATGTCAGTTAACGAATCAGGTTCACTTAATTCAAGCTTATCAGAAGGATCAACAGATGGCAAGTACCGCAAGGTACGCCCTAACACAACTGTTGCTTCAGGCACTGGTGACGATATAACTTTAGCTAACCGTCGTGGACTACACCCATTCCAAAACTATGGGTTTATTGACCAAGAGACACCTAACAAAGTAGAGCCAGGCAAAATGGGCGCAAGCTCAAAGCCACGTTCTTCAATGCCTGTTGCAGACATTGAGAACAATCAAATGGGCGCAAGCTACTAAGATGGGTAAAAAAGGGTCTGCTAAACGTTATATGCAGCAAAGAAAGAATATTGCTGACGCAAAAACTAAATTAGTAGATCACGTTAAACAAACCTATATAGATCCTATTAAAAAAGATTTGGCTGCTCCCAAAGAACCTAGAGCTAAACTTGGTTCTTGGGAAGGCAAAGTATCTACCTATTTAGGTTTAGATCCAGCCTCAAATGAAGACGCGAACATAGTTCAATCGCCTCAAACACAGACACGACCTGAACATTTTGAGACAGGTGTTACGGAGCATTTACCAGAGAACGTAGTTTCTATGGCAGATTTTATGGAAAGAAAAAAGGGCATCAATGAATAAAGATGGAAGAAATGCTTCATTTCGCCGTACAGGAGTAGTTTCTGCTGAAGAAATTAGAAAAAATATAGCGGCTAGCGGCATTCAAGATGACGATGAAACCACAGGTACTACCGGCATTCGTGATAACAAAGAACTTAGGAAGAACGCAGACAATCTACGCAAAGGTAAATAACCATGGCGAAAGACGATCTTAATTTAGAAAATAGCACTACTACAAATAATCCTGAGAAAAAAGAGTCTACTGTTGTAGACAAGATGACTGGTGATTATGTTGTGCCGCCATTTCAAAGCCTACAAAACTATAAAGATGTTGGTAAAAATACGGACCCACAAGTATGTAAAGTGGGTCGTCAACGCCACCCAGCAAACATTCGTGTAAAATTTCATGGTGAATCTGAGCATAGAAATTATTGCAATGTTCACTTTGCACGGGAAAACTTCGATCCTGAGTCACATGGTACCCCTATGATGATAGGGAATGATTCTAAAGGAAATAGTGATATTCGTGCAGCTGACGCAATTGCCGCAGCTCTTGCACGTGCTAACGCCGCAAAAGATGTTCATGAGGGTGGTGGAGTTGCCCCAATTGTACAAGGCCGTGGTCGCCCGGTACGTGGAGAAACTAAACTTACAGACGCTACCTTAACTGATAAAAAAAAGGTAACTGGTAAAAGTAAGACTATTCAAGAGCAGGCCGATGCAATATTAAACTCAAATCCTGTTGAAGATACTATTAATCTTGCTGCCGAATCAGGTGGGCGCAATCAAGGCCCAGAACATGATTCTAAAGTTGATATTGCCCACAAAGCAGTTTTACATGCCGTAAAAATTGGTGGAGGAAAGCTAGAAATGTCTGGATATCATTACATGGCTAATAAATTAGGTATGACAGATGAAAGTGAACGTTTAAAGTATCTTAACTGGGGCATGGGCCGGGCTGCTCGCGGCGATTAGCACTTGCGGAGATTATCCGCTATAATTATAACAGAAGACAATTTGGAGGAGCTATATGACTATCCCTATTTTAGGCGGAGGCGCACAGCCTGCCGATGAGGGCACTTACACAGAGATCAAGGATGAAGGTCCTAAGATTCGTCTGCTGTACTGTTACAACTGTAAAACCATCGAAGAACTCCCAGACTTTGAGGGGCACCCAGATGATGACGTCACACTACAGGTATTAGTAGACCGACATGAATCCGCTGGAATTCCGCACAATGGTTTTCTATCTAAAATTGGCGTTAAGTTATACTCTCGTCCTGAAGTACGTAAGCAAGTTGTTGAGAATCTACGAAATAAAGTAGGTGGTGGTCTTGCTGATATTGACCCAGATTACTACACTACCAAGGCAACATTTTTTGATGATGCGATGAAGTGTTTTAACCTGCATTTGCGACCTGTAGAGGGTTGCTATGACTGGAAGAGCGAGAGCAAACGACTTATACCTAAGAGCACGGCAGACGCAAGAAAAGAATTAGGTTTAGAGAGCGCGGCAAAATCAGGTGGCACAAAGGTATACTTGTGTGACTTTTGTCCAGCAAAAACCTATGTGGTAGAACAAAATCGTAAAAAAATGGGCCTATACGAATAGAGGAAACATGTCAAAAGAAACAACACCACAAGACGAAACAACACCTGCAATCCCAGAACTTGCGTTTGGCTTTGCAGTAGTTGTTGACAAGGGCGGAAATGTATTTGTAGAGCGTAATACATCCGTTCTAGCAATTCCGGTAGAGCGCGAGGCTACACTTCTAGAAGTGCGCCGATATGTCTCAGAAATCCTAATTGATCTACAAGCACAGTCCGCCGCAGAATACGTGGCAATTAAGCTTTCTGGCATGAAGCCAGAGGCAGACGCAGCAAATCAGGGAGATTCAACAGCATCTAAGTAAATTTATATGCTTCAAGCCGAGACGTAAGCACGACTAGGATGAAAGAATAGGCGTATGAATTTTGAAAACTTTGACTATGAGGCCCCGGAGATCACTCCGGGGTCTACTTCCTATTTTAGTGAGCCGTCTTCAGAATTAGATCCAAAGTTATTTCAAGAACAGCAGCTTCTACCTTGGGTACGCACTGGTGTACTCTCTATGCTCTTTGACTACTTAGGTAAGAACTATACTAGTCCAAATACCTGGACACATGTTTGGTTAGCTGGTTCCGGCGTATCTTACCAATGGGCAGCCGCAAGACAGCCAGGTGACCTTGATTGTTTAATTGGTATCGACTACATTAAGTTTAGACAGGACAATCCAGAATTTGCTGGGTATTCCGATAAAGAAATTGCACAGACATTTAACGAAGGATTCAGCGCTGAGCTTATGCCTAACACCCGTAATTGGGAAGGGTATGAACTAACATACTACGTAAATCCACAGTCAAATATTAGGGACATTAATCCATACGCTGCCTATGATCTTACAACAGACTCATGGACAGTCAAGCCTGATGTAAACCCACAACCCCCTTATAGTCGTGCTTGGGAACAAAGAACTATGCGTGACGAGGCTAATGCAAAAGATTTAATAAATCGTTATTCTTCAGCGTTATCAGAAGTACGTAACGCAACCAATCCTGCACATCGCCGTAACGCAGAAACAAAAATGCAATTAGCTGCAGAACAGGCAATTGCTCATTTTGATGACATTCACGGCGGTAGAAAAATTGCATTCAGTGCCGTTGGTTCAGGATATTCTGATTTTAACAACTATCGATGGCAAGCTGGGAAACGTTCCGGTGTAATACAAGCATTAAAGACTATTAAAGACCATAAAGCAGCCCAAGATGCCGGTTTACAAAAGAACGTATACGGTGTAGAATTACCTGATGCATCTACATTGATCAGGAGAACTTTGCGTGGTTAGTTGCATAAAGTGTAAACACACGATGGATTACACTGTGTGTGAGATAGATGATTGTAAATGTATTTGCGCAAGACAAGGAACCCCGGAGGATTAAAAATTGGCTACAGCACTTGTTGCACTAGAAGGCGTATTAAAAACGGAAACTGGAGATCCAATTCCAGAAGGTGTAAAGCTGTACAGAATTCTTTCAGAGCACTACAGGGTTGTTATTGCTTCAGATCTTACACATGATCAGACAGAGCACTGGCTACGTGCCAACCTAATTATTGGTTACGGTGATATCTATGATGATAGGTACTTCTTTGAGGGCCAAGACTTACGGTCCCGCCAGCTAGCTATAGCTAGATCTAAAGGACGCGTCGAGCTATTTGTAGATCCAGATGCAGACCGATGTGCAGAGGCATTATCTTTGGGAGTGCCTGTAATCATGTTTGCTTCACCTAGGTTTGTTCGAACATCCCGCCAAGTAAAACCGTGGGACGATCTAAAAAATGAGGTAGAAAAACAAAAGCTAGCTCTTCTAGACGCCCACCTTGGAAGTAGGGTTAACCGCTACGAATGAACATAGTCTTCATGGGCGGAGAGGTACCCTCACATAGAAACCTTCTGGCAGCTGCCGGAGCTAAACACATCAGCATTAACTACTTCAGACTAGTCAAGCGTGGTCTCCCAAAGACCAAAGACTATTTATTAGCTGAACGTTTCCCGGATGACATCAAGATCTACATAGATGGTGGCGGGCATCAGATCAACGATCTAGAAATGACAGAGCGTGAGATCGAAGAGTATACGGCTTCCTACCAGGATTGGCTTGTTCTCAATGAGGATAGGATTACCCTGGCCACAGAGGTAGACGCTAGGGCCATGGGACAAAACTGGATTAATCATCAACGTCGCACTTTTGGTGAGGACTTTGGTTTAGATAAGTTTTCAGTTGTTTGGCACCAAGATCTTGGGCACACTGCCCTATTTGGTCTTGCTGAGCAGTACAACAACGTTGGGCTACTCGGAGAGTCACTGGAAGACGATACGAGTCTCTCAGCCCGCTCCAGGGCCCTATTAAGCCAATTCCCTGACCTTCAGTTCCATGGCATAGCGTGCGCTAAGCCGGACAACCTACGCCAGGTCCCATTGGCTACAGCGAGTTCATTATCTTGGTTAAGTCCAATGATGAGAGGTGAGACAATTGTCTGGGATGGCACTAGACTGGTCCGCTATCAGAAGAAGCAGAAAGACCAAGCTCGTCCTCGCTACAAGGCGATCATCGAGAGGGCCGGACTAGACTTTGAAAAGATTATTAATGATGATAGTAATGAGGTAACTCGCCTCGCCATTTGGTCCTACCTGCAGCTGGAGAATTCGTTGAATAAAAAATACTCACAAGAGAAGTTATCTGATAACAGTGATGAATTAGATAGCGCAGGTTCTGCGGAAACTAGGGGCTTGGCACCTGATAACAGAGGGGTAGAGGTGCGGAAAGATTTCAAGCCTAGAGACCCTGAAGAGATCAGAACTTTGCCTGTTTTTGGCGTTACAAGTAAGACAATTATTGAGAAAGATGATACTGGAAGAGACGTAATTAGGGATGCTCCGGTATTAACAAGCACCACTACTTCCTTTCGTCAATGCAATACTTGCTTCGTTGCGAGCAACTGCCCTGCGTTCAAACCTAACAATTCTTGTGCGTTTAATCTACCGGTTGAGATTAATACCAAAGAGCAACTAAAGGGATTATTGAACGCAATTATCGAAATGCAGGCCGCTAGAGTAGGTTTTGCTAGATTTGCAGAAGAATTAAACGGCGGGTACCCCGATCCAAACACGGGTCAAGAGATTGACAGACTCTTTAAGATCATAGGGGAAGTTAAAAAATTAGAAGAGAATAAAGAGTTCGTCCGGATGACCGTGGAGCGTCAAACCTCTGGGGGAGTCTTATCCCAACTCTTTGGAGAGCGTGCAAGAGTCCCGGAAATTGGACTTACTGAGGCAGAATCCAGTAGAATTATTAGTGACAATTTAGAAGGCTAGTACCTGATAACAGTAACCAATTAACAGAAAAGAGAGAGTATCTTGTTTTCATTCAAGTTGACAGAAGAATACGTAAATTCATATCGGGGAAAGCCAGTTCCATGGGGGTATAAAGATGCTGCCGGCAATGCAGTAGGTGAGATTATCTTTCTTAGAACCTACTCTCGTCTTAAAGAGGATGGAACCAAGGAGACTTGGGTAGATGTATGTGAGCGTGTAATCAACGGCATGTATTCCCTACAAAAGGACCACGCTAAATCTCAACGTCTTCCTTGGTCAGACTCAAAAGCCGCTGCTTCAGCCAAAGAGGCATTTGATCGCCTATTCCAATTGAAGTGGACACCACCTGGCCGTGGACTTTGGATGATGGGAACACCCCTTATTAACATTCAGAGAAACTCTGCAGCACTTCAGAATTGTTCTTTTGTATCTACAAACTCAATGACCAAGCTCGATCCAGCTAAACCATTTGCCTTCCTAATGGAGGCCTCTATGCTGGGAGTGGGAGTTGGATTTGACGACAAGGGCGCAGATAAAGACTTTACAATCTATGAACCACAGAAAGGCGACGAATATGTCATCCCAGACACCCGAGAAGGATGGGTCGAATCCACATCCGCTCTCATCAATGCTTACCTACGACCAGATACAAAGGCTCCAGTATTTCGTTACGAAGAAATTAGACCAGAAGGCACGCCAATCAAAACCTTCGGAGGAACAGCCGCAGGAGCCGACCCACTAATCAAACTACACAACTATGTCTCTAAGATCTTTGATGGCCGTGCAGGAGAAAAACTAACACGCCGCGACATTGCAGATATTGGTAATCTTATTGGTGTATGCGTAGTATCCGGTAACGTACGACGTTCAGCTGAGCTACTAATTGGTCGTATTGAAGATGATGAGTTTCTCAACTTAAAGAATGTCGAAGTATTTCCTGAGCGCAATAGCTACGATCCGGCCGCTCCGGGTTGGGGCTGGATGTCAAATAACTCAGTTGAGGCAAGTGTGGGTACAGATCTCTCTAAGATCATTGACGGTATAGCCCGTAACGGTGAGCCTGGCGTAGTCTGGATGGACGTAACTCGTAAGTACGGAAGACTAGCAGATCCTGAAAACAACAAAGACTGGCGTGCAGCCGGGTATAATCCTTGCGCAGAACAGTCATTGGAATCAATGGAATGCTGTACTTTGGTAGAGACCTATCTCAATCGTCACGACAGCCTGGACGACTACAAGCGAACCCTTAAGTTTGCCTATCTCTATGCTAAGACTGTAACCCTTCTCCCAACTCACTGGGAAGAGACCAACGCAATCATGCAGCGTAACCGTCGCATTGGAACATCTATGTCAGGTGTGGCAAATTTTGCAGACCTACGTGGGTTGCCGGTATTGCGTAATTGGATGGACGAGGGATACAAGACTGTTCAGGCATACGATAAGTCATACTCAGAATGGCTTGGTATCCGCGAGTCGATTAAAACTACCACTGTAAAGCCTTCCGGCACTGTATCTATTCTGGCAGGAGAGTCACCTGGCGTACATTGGACACCAGGCGGTAAGTATTTCCTTAGAACTATTCGCTTTGGGAATAGCGACCCAATGTTGCCACTCTTTAAGATGGCAAACTACCGGGTAGAGCCCGCATCTGAATCGCCAGCTACAACATCGGTGGTATTCTTTCCCGTGAAGTCTAACTCTCTAAGATCAGAGAGAGAAGTATCTATCTATGAAAAGATGGCACTTGCAGCTACAGCTCAACGCTATTGGTCAGACAATTCTGTGTCTGTGACTATTAGTTTTGACCCTGAGAGTGAAGCAAAGGCCATTGGAACTGCGCTCCATATGTACGACGGACAATTAAAAACTGTGTCATTCTTGCCCATGGATCCAACCAGTTACCCACAAATGCCTTACACTCAAAGCACCGAAGAAGAGTATGAGAGCGGAACAATGACACTATTCCCAATTGACTTTACAGGAGTCTATGAGGGATTAGGTACAGAGGCAATTGGTGAAGCCTACTGCACCACAGACGCATGCGAAGTAAAACTAATTAGAGACAACACTAAAGGAGAAACCAATGACTGAAAATGAAATCAATCCAGACCTATTTGATGAAGATTTTGAAGAAGACATGGAAGACGGATTCGAAGACTTTGACTTCGATGAAGATGAATTAGATGAGTTGGAAAATGACATCTCAGAAGATGATGATCTAGAAGGCTAGACTTACCGCCCGCCCAACACAAACATTTGGCCCCGACTCAATTAAGAGCCGGGGCCATTTGCTTGCGGTCAGTCTGCTAGCAGCTTACCTGTCGGGGATCTAAGGTCATAGAACTGTAAATCAGAATCATTTACACGCTCACTGACATCATCCAGATCATCTGAATATATAAGTCCCGTCATTAAGTTTTCGTATATGTCTTCAGCATCGAGATCATCTTCTGCTGTGAAACTAAGTTCACCATTTCTTTCAGAAGAAAACATTACTGTGTATTTAGGCATTAACTTTCTCCTTCTGTAGGTTCATCTTTGCACTTGCAGTTTCCGCAATCACAGCCACCAGGACTGTTTTCATTAAGTTCTTTCATTAAGTCATTGACTGTTTTAAAAGGACCTACTGTTTCCATATCCATCATGACTCCCGCTTAAATGTTACCGCCCCTAAAAGTACAACAGGCTTTTGCTTGGCGTCTAGTTCAGATCCAGGCAACATTTTTACAGACTTACGAGTTGTGGTTGCTAACAGCACTTCTTTGACCCATCGTTTTGCAGCCGATGCATTAGCCCAGGCTGCTTGGTATGAGTCGTATGGTATATCTATGCCTTCATCCGTTAGCACAATAGTTGCTAACCATGCCCCACCTTTTGTTTGGTTCTTAACGATACTTGCACTGAATAGACTACTTACTTTTTTAGCCATTTATTTGCTCCTTATGAGTTGATATTGCCATGAAACCCTACTTTTTTAAGGTCTCTTAGTATATTCTTGGATGCTCTACGGTCCCCCAATGATTGAGGCCCAAAGAACACTGTCTGTTTTGTTTGGGGATTTACGACCTTTACATGGTGCTTACCGTTGGTTATGCTGACGTTTAGGCCCGCATCCTCCAAAGCATCCACTAATTTTCGTATCTCCTTAGTTTTTATATTGAGATTTGCAAATTGCATTTCACAATATTCTCCCTTCTAGTGTATGATTAGGGTGTTAGCTCTCATAGAACAGAGTTCACACCCTCAAGTCCCCCGGATTGCGCTCCGGGGGATTTTTACATTTCCGTAATAGACTCGATGTATGAGTCTTCTCCGGGCCTCTTAAGATTAACTATGTTAATCCATTGTTGTAGGTTTCTGTCGTATACGTTTGTTGACCACTCCCAGTTAGCTTCATTAGACTGGTCATCTATTCGCCATTTTTTAACTTTTACCCTAAGTACTATTCTTAGGTCATACAGATCATCATTAGCCATACATATACCTCTCCTTTACTATTCTAGCCGATTGTTTGTGTTGGGTCAAACTTCCTCATCCATATCGTTATAGATTTCCCCAATTTCAGTCCAACCCGCTTCCATATCTTGGCGCCATAGATGAGACTCCTCATTCATGATGCTTTCTTCAGCTCGTGCCTCAGCTTCCTGCCGGCTGTCTGCCTCAATCACATAGTCATAGATTATGTGATCATGGATTGTTACTGTGTATGTTGCCATGATTTGTCTCCTTTTTGAATTGGTTGCTGGCCTTCTTCACTAAAGCATTCTGCAACAATTTTTGGATGAACAGAATCTCGCATTGGTTTAAATGAGCCTTGAGGCCAGCCAGCATCAATTACCCGCTTAACTAATAGAGCCAATGAGTACTCACTGTCCATATGTATTGAGTAATTAAGGCATTGGGTTGCCTTATCTACCTCACCCAATTCATAATAGAAAATGGCCTGCACCGTAACGAACGGCACTGAGTCTTGCGCCGTTGCGTGCACAGCCATGTATTGCATAAATTTGATGCTTTCTTCCAATGACCACTTGATTGGTAGGCCCATCATCCAATCGCGTACTTGAATGTCTTCATTGACTGCAAAGATAACTTTTTCAAGCTCTTCGCCTTCCAAGTTGATGTCATTGTTGAGCATGCCTGAGATCAGTTCAACTGCTTCTTTACGCGTTACTATCATTTCTTCTCCTTTTTGATTACTACACGAAACAATTTGTCTGGTGTAGGCCATTTGTATGGAAGATCACCACGTACACGAAACCGGTACCAAACCGGATCTTTACGCTTTAGGTTAGAACGATGTGATTTATGGATCTCATCATTGCCCCACCACCAAGGTGGGTCCCAACCTTGTAGGTCATGCTCCGCATAGATTTCTTGCAGACGTGCTTGTACATTGTCTTCGTAGCCACGCTTTCTCCACTCCATGCACATAGCATTCGTGTACATGTATAGATATCCTTCGTGACCGCGCCACATCACAGCTGCGGGGTGATTCCGCCATCCACTAGTTAGACCCAAGTTAGCCCTCAGAATCTGCAATGCTTCTACGCGTTGCTTGCCGAGTCTCTTATTGTCTAAGGATTTAGCTGTACGTGTTATATCTGGCCAAGGTAAGAATGTATTAACCATTAGTCCTCCAATAGCATTGGTACTAGGTCTTCAGCCTCATATTTGATTAGTAAAGACCTAACTATTTCTTTGTTTGCTGAGTATCGTTCTTCCTCACGTTGTTTAAGCATTTCGCTCATCCATATGTCAGGACGATCTTCTCGTAAACTCATACTAACGCCGATAGTACGATGCAGTTATTCTGTGCCCACTCCTGTGCTGTAGAGATAGGCTCAATGGTTAGGTTTGCACCACCATCAGGTATCTCATCAGAGATGTGTAACAAGAACATTTGAGCAGAGTCGTAATCATTAAAGATTTCGATGTTCTCCTCGTTTAGGCTATCCCATATTGTGTACATGTTTGCTCCCTTGTTTGTGTTGGATTAACGGCCGCCACGCTTTTTGATTGCCCCCATTACTACTGCCTTGGCAAATGGCAATAGGTCTCGTGCATTGTTGATGCGACCAAAGATCTCAGCACCATGTCTGAATTCTTTCTCGGTCATACCACGATCTTCGTAGTACTGAGCATCATCATTAGCCATGATTAGTGTCATGGCTGTGAGTACGCCACGCTTAGCAATACGCTCAATGACTTCATCGTTCTTGGATGCGTCAAACGCACCGTCAGTAACTATGAATAGCATTTTGTTTTTGCGTCGTGACGATATGAATAGTTGCTCTGCAGCAAGTAGGGTGGTATATGGATTAGTACCACCATTGCCGTAGATGAACTTGTATTGTGTACGGTGAGCTAGCTCTGTACGCTTGTACGCAACCTCAGCCTTATCATCAAAGGCATAGACTGTGACTGGCGCACCAATTTGCTCAAGTGCACGCTTGATTGTCCAACATGCTTCAGATGCTCTGCGATCATTCTGACCACTAGCCATACTGCCAGAACGATCAATCATGATTACCGCTTCTACATCGGCACCATCATTGCCTTCATCCCAACGGTCAAAGGCCTCATCAATCTCGCAGCCTCTAAACACACGCTGCATGTTTAGGCGACCACTAGCTTCCTCACGATGCCATGCGGGTTCGCATTCATCACGAAGACGCTCAAGTTCACGGGCAAATTTACGATATAACAACACTGATTCATTAGGAACAGATGTCATATCGAACTTACCTGACTTGATTGTGTCATCATGCTTACCATCACCACCGACAATTACTTTCTGCTTCGTCTTAACATCCTGTTGAACGTCTTTACGTTCTAACACTGTCTGGATGGTATCCTCAAGCATTTCCTTGACGTTGTCTGGTATGCCGCCAACACTTTCGTGATGACCTGAGCCTGCTGATAAGTTACCAGGTTGTTTTTGTTCCTGGTTCCTAGCACGCATGTCAAGTGCTTCACTAGATGTTTGCGGTGCACTTACCGCAGCCGTGCTTTGTCCTTCGGTTGGGTTTGTGTTGGGCTTAAGGTTTGGCTTACGACCACCACCTATTGGTTCAGCTGTACCCATGTTGCAACCTTTAGCTGCGTCTTTCTCCTGTGCTCTACCAGGTTCGGGACGACCTTTAGTAATGGGATCACGTGACGTACAGCCATTCATACCTTGTGGTAGTTGTGGCATGTCAAGATTACCTAAGACCTCATCATTGAACCGCTTGATGAGTTTCTGTGCTTTCTCATAGTCACGTGGGAATGCCAGCGTACGATACTGATCTACAATATCTACGATGGCTGGTAGTAAATCAGGGAAAGCAAACAAATCTCTGAATGATTGTCTGATTTCCAATGGAAGATACCTACGGCCACGCACCAGCATATAGTTACCTATAGCATGCTCGGGTGTGTTGCCTAGCCACCTAGCAACTGTGGCTGTTAGATACGGAATGATACTTGGATAGCGTGCTGTAAGTAGAGTCTCGATACGCTGATCCTCTAGTATATTTGCAGCCTCTAAGTATTGATTCTCCATAACCCACTTCATGAATGTTGTTCCACGACGTGGTGTATAGAGATGGTGAGCCAACTCGTGATAGTTCAGGCCGTTGATCTGTGTCAATGCTTCCAAGTCAAGGTCATTGATCTCGTCTGCATTGAATGTGATAGATGCTCCATCGGACCACGCTGGTGCGCTTCCTCCGGTAACAACATTCACAATCACAGGGTCACCACTTAGAACACGGTCTGCTTGCTCGTACACACGGCACAGAGCATTCAGCCTAACAGAACGTAATTGAGATTCCTCATCACGTTCTTGTTGGTACCACGGTTCGGATGATAAATCATCGTTATACATATGGTTCCTAACTTAGTTCGGTTGTAGTTGACGTGCTGCTACCCATTGGGATAGTTGTTCATCAATAGTTACTGTAGCAGCTTGTTCCATTGTTATTGGAACTTCGATGCCGAAGTCTGTCTTGATGTTGTGTTCGTGTGTCTGGAAGACTAGACGAACAGATGCTTGCTCCTCCGCACTGAAGTGAGCAATGAAGTTCTCAACCGCAAACTCGTAGCCAAGATCAGCATCCTTAATGAACGCTTCAACTTCGATGAGCATGTTAGTTGAGATTGGTGTCTCGTACTGACCCTTAGCAGCTTCAGCACGAAGTTGCTTAGTTACTAGCAAGAGAGCCTTAGATGAAACTAGCTTAGCCTCTACTGCGTCATCGTAATCCCACGACAATTGAATGTCGAAACGATTGCGCATAGCGAAGTTAAGCGGTGTTGTACCGATGTAGTCTGGGTTCATGGTTGCAAAGATTGTTAAGTCTTTGTGTGCCACGATTGTTTCACCCATGTGATCGAGCAATGTAATGCATCGACGACCATCTGTTAGCGGATACAATGTAGTGTAAATCTTAGGGCTGATGAAGTTCATCTCATCGAGCAATAAGACGCCACCGTTACGTACAACATCAGTTACTGGACCATCGATCCAACCATAACCTCCGATGCCATCAGGAATGAAGCCACCGAATAGCTGGCGAGACTCCATAGATGCGTTACCTGATACTGTAGCCATACGTAGACCGCGGGCTGCTGCCCACGCTTCTACAGCTGTTGTCTTACCTGGACCTGTAGGGCCATAGATAAGAACGTTGATACCGTTAGATCGTGCTTTGTCAAAGGCTTTGAAGTCTTCAACACCGTATACTTTACGGTGCACATAACGTTCCGCCAACTTCATTGGAGGAACTGTTGCTAACGATACATTGAATGATGGTGCCGATTGTGCTGGTACTAGATCATCCATTGTTTGTGTTGGTACAGCAACTACTAAAGGAACTGTAGTGCCTGTACTTGAGCGGTTATCCGTCACGTATTTCTCCAGACTGTCGTCTCCGACATTGACTTGTTCGTAGAAATCACAGATGATATCTACAACTGGTGTGGTATCTGTTGTTGTCATTGCCCTACCATGCTTGTCGCATGCTTTGGTACCCAACACTGGTGAATAACCTTTTGAATCCATCGCACGATTATCTGCTGGAGTTACATACACTCCAACAGGTGTTCGTGTCAATGTTTCTTTGTCTGATATCTCTTGTGAGATATCTTCTAGGTTAGTCTCTTCCCACTTGCTGTTGTGGCCTTTAGTGCCATCAGTCAAGCGAGAATAGATACGCACAGCCCCATCATGTGGAACAACAAGGACTTGACGTCGCTTGTTACCCATGTTTGGTTCGTACGATTCAGTGAACATTGCGATATCCATATATCATACCCCTTCTCTGGTATTGGTATCGTTCCCTTACGTTGTGTAAGGAAAATTAATCGTCACCCAGAAGCTTATCTTCCATAATGGTGGCGAAAGTAAACATGGCCTGCTTATGTTCAGGCCATTCTGTTATTAGATTAAACAGGATGTCATTCTGTACTGCTTTTTCTATAACTTTATGGAACTTCTCAACAGCATAGTCTAAGAACTCTTCACGTTCCTCTTCAGGAATCATGTTGATACTAAACTCTTCGTCTGGCATTGAGTCGTCATCATCACATTCATAACACATGTGCTCTCCAATCTATTTAAGTAGTCTGGTTGGCTTACCCCCGTTGCATACAGGGACTGAACTGGTCGTCACGTTGTCTTCTCATCTCCCATACATCTAGTTACTTCGTACTACTAGCGCGTGAGCGTCTAAATTATTCTGGTATAGACCTGTTAAGTATGCTTGAGGTTGGCTTAGCCAACCAGACTAGGGGACTAACTTATCAGTGAAATAAAGTTTTCTGACGCAACAGTCATCCCGCTTTATTACTGATCTAAGTTAGTCCAGTGTGTAGGCTCTGGAGTATAAACGTCACTTAATACGTTTTGCATCCAGGGCTTATAGCGGTGCGCAAGGCGAACCTTACCGCTGGGCCGCGTAGATTCATAACAACCTACGTAGCTTTCGTGATAGTGTTCGTAGCTTTTGTACCGTGTGTTGTACACATCCAAGCTTTTTTGACTTGGTTGTATACGGCGACCACAGTTACCGCAACTGAGTAAATCAGCTACGGTTTCTTTTTCGGTAGTGATACTGTTTAACCAAGATTCAGTATCAGGCCCTTCGTTTGTCCAACTTTTTGACATGTGGTTCCTTTGTTTGTGTTGGTTAGACTGTTGGATATAGTTGTGGGGACTCTAGCATTTCCCACCTGTGTGGTGCTGATGATGTTGTGTTATGTAGCAAGGTATTAAAACCCTCGTGGTCCATCTGCTTATCTAAAGCGGTAGCCACGGTGGATAAAAATCTACCCGCCTTTTCTGGTTTGTTGCGTAAGACCGCACGTTTTGCAACTTCGGTCTCTCCCCATGCGTATGAAAGTGCAGCTAAGTATTCACTATAAATACGTAGCATTGTTTCATTGTCATCGGGACAAGTTGACACGGCAGCAGCAAACAATTCAATTGCTTGCTGTTGTTGTGGTTGATTGATTCTCCCATCGGTGAGCATGTGATGAATCACAGCATCACGAAAAGTCTCTGACTTTTCAGTTATCTCGATGAGTGTGGTGGGCATCAAACCCCCCGCTAACATATCGCCTGTAATCTTATGGTCTGGTAAACCATGAGTCATATGATTACGGAGCGAGATGTTTGGATCATACTGTAGGTGTAGGTCCAGCATAGCTAGCCACGATCCTTTCTAGATCAGTTAGTGGTTGTTTGTATATCTTTCTATCCTTTACTTTGATTGGGGAACCGTCCCAAAGTAAAGAAACTCGTTTGCTACCATAGTCACGCTTGCCTGTGCCACTACATGAGTAGCATTCGTATCCGCGTGGTACTTTGTGGCTTAACAACTCGTTATGTTCACACAACATAGCGTGTCTACCTCGTTGTTTCTCCACATCTGATAGTGCTGTATCAGGATGCTTAGGGCATATGCCTGTATTTGTATTTACATCCCAACAAGTATTGCCATTACACCACCCATCAACACGCCCAGTTTTTTTACACGTACGACAACCTTGTATTTTTGGTGGAGTCAATGCAGCGTCTTGTTCAAATAATCTAAACTTGAACTGGCGTTGAACAACTTCTATACCGCAGTATTTCCACAAGGTGTAGCGTGTGCTTTGTGCTTTTAATGGATTGTATGGGTGACCCCACATTGAGGTTGCCTGCTCACCATTTAAGGTCATGGTGTCATCAGGATGAATAGTAATAAGTGGAAAACGATTTAACCAAGGTATTACTATTTGAATATCACCGCCACGTTTGAATTTATTGGCGTGTTGTATACGTAACTCACGGTCATACAATGTGCGTTCGTATTTTTTGCGTCCACTGGCTAAATAGGCTTCCCATTCAGCGTATGTGAACATACGGGATGTCATTCTGCCTCCGATGTTTCAAATAAGCCTGCGTAACAGATTACAGGCTCTGGGTCCTCCATGTCAACAAATTGAAGCTCGATGACACGTTCGCGGTCCCGTTCGAGTGTTTGTGTTGGCTCATCATCTGTATACCATACAGTTGTGAGAGATATTACAGAGGATGTTGGCTTTAACATCTTAAGCGCAAAGCCTAAGCCATCCATCATCCCACTGTAATATGCGCGGGCATTTTGTTGTTCAATGCCATGTAGTTCAGCATGTTCTTCTAGTATCTGCTGCTCAATAGCAGCGATAACTTTTTTCTTACGCATTTAATAGTTCCTGTAATTTCTCAGGATCAAATGCTGGTGCGATGATTGATGGTTGGTACACTTTGCCAGTCTTCCAATGTGGAATTGATTTGTGATTCCAACGACCACCTGCTTTCTTCCAAGCCTCACGCTTGGCATCATTGGCAGGGCTTCGTCCATTAATATGTTCGAAGTTAGTCTTTGGTGGTTGAGCAGGGCCTGGATTCTTCTTGGCGGCCTTGCCATTTGGTCGGTTATCATTACGATTACCTTTTGATTTTGTAGCCATTTACTTGTCCATCCTTTCGGCTTGGTTTGTTTGTGTTGAGACGCTGTCATACAGCGTATCGATGCCATCATCCCATAGCATCAATGCTTCTTTGCGGGTGCAGCCATGAAATAGCACTGCTTCTATTAAGAATAGTAGTTTACTTGTCGTGTTGTCAAACGTTGGGGAAGGTACTTCTTGTTCTTGCCATACATACTGAACTCCGTCTGGAGTCTGTACGTATTTACCTACTAGCTCAGTCATTATCGTCAAAGATCATACGATAACTTGTGCCCCACTTACGATAGGGTGCGTCTATTAAGTTGTACAACTTCCACCACATGCGACCCACTCTGGATATTTCTCCATAGTAGTATTCATCAGAGTCTTCATGCCATAGTGCCCTGTATAGAACAGGCGAAGACATGTGGTTACATGCGTTAGCAAACCAACGTAATGGAAGTATGTTGGTCTTGTGTTCAGGTACAGTTTTAAACTGGCTTAGGTCATCATCTTTGCCTAAGTCTGATGGTTCTAGTTCCATTGCTATCCTTTCTGGTATGAGTAATGAGCAGTTTAGCCTTGTCATGCTCAGGACAGGAGTTCTTTTACCTCAGGAAGAACTATAGAAACCAACCGCGCTAGGCGTTATTAAGTTGTTTAGCGGATGAATGATGCCCATGTTGAAGACGAAGTGATCTTGAATTCAGTATCAGTTGCACCTTCGATTAGAGCGATAGCATTTTCCACCTGTTCGTACTCACTAACATTGTTGTTATAGTTAGTGTCTTTATATTGAGGTTTACGGCCTTGATCAGGGCGCTTACCCATTGCTGCTTCGAACGTTGCTTCGTTAAAGAACACAGAGACATAGGGTCCTCTGTATCCTCCAGCATTGAAGTCGAAGTCAATTGCTTTAGACATGTTCTTTTTAGCCCATGCTTCAGCTTTCTTATCCCAAGCCTCTTGACGCTTATCTATAGTTGCGTAGTTTTTATCCCACTCAACTATCTCTGCGTCCATACGCTTGAGTGTTGCTTTTAACTTAGCGACTAGATCTTTCTTAGCCCAAGTTGTTGCGATTACTTTAGTTGTAGCCATTGCTGGCCCTCCTTTTGTACGTGGATACACACCCAGCCGGGTGTGTATTGTGGTGCGTGTTTGTGTTGGTACATGTTTTATAGACCACATGCTCTGTGTCTTTTGGTTGGCACTACCTATTTCTTTTGGTCGCTGTACATAGCCATTACAGTGATACACCCACGAAGTTGTATCGAGTGTTAAGGGTCCGGCCGGGGGTTCAGCCTTACAGTAGGGTTACCTATTCTCATAGGGATGCCTAGTTCAGAGCCTTAGCAGCCTCCATTCCTCGCCTGTTCATTGGTCCAGTAGTGTTCCTTGGATTGTCTATACAATCCGATAGTAACGCGTTACGTTACTATCGCATCGTATAGAAAAATAGGGTGGGGGAGAGCTCCCTCAAACTCTCAACCCCACCCCGCCTAGTTCCGCATGACTAGGCTCCCTCACATAAGACTATTCTTTGTGTGGTGTAACACCGAAGTCGCCAACAACATGTCTGGCTACTTCTAAATAGATCTCTGCGTTGGAAAATAGATCTTCGGGATGATACAAGCCATCTGGGTGAACACCCCAGTTGTGCTTGAGGTATTGCTTGAGTCCAGGCACAAGCCTGTCTACAAACTCAGTAGGTGTCATGTAACCTGCTGCTCTTAGTTCTTCGTCTGATTTAACTTTATTTGCCATTGATACTCCAATCACGTAGATATTGTTGTGCTTTGATTGTGTGTACATCTATTTGTAACTGAGCAATTATTGAACGTAACTCTTCTTGCGCTGCTTTCACTTCATTTAACTTAGCAAGAGCATCTTTATCCCGCATTCTTTCTCCGTTCGTCACGTAAGGCTGCCTGTAGGCCGCGGATTTGTTTGTGTTGGTTGATGTTTTCTCTCCAGAATAGACACATGACTGTTACTGACCCCAGTAAAGCAATCATTATGGCTAGTGTTGTTCCATTATCTAGTACCACTATGCTGCTACCTTTCTGTTAGTTGTTACATACGGGGCTTGAGATACAAAGCCTGCTCCGTCATACCATTTACCAGCCCACACACCATAGAGTCCGGGGAATGATTTGGCATAGACATCACAAGCCTTGAACATTGGGCATTGAGCACAGATAGTTTTAGCCTGTGCTATGTTTGACTTCCATTCTTTCCGATCTTCAGGGAAGAAAAGCTCGGAATCAACTTGAGCGCACAACTGTGTGCCATCATAGACACTCACTCTGAGTATGTCCATAGCATTTTGCCATCACACTCTTGCTTGTACAATTTACCTGAGTCAATCAGGTCGAGGGTGTCATCTTGTCCCTCATCATAGAAGTAATCAGCGATTCTTGTTATCAGTACATAGCGTGCTACCTTGTATGTGATGATGACCAGAAGGATGTCAATCAATAGATTGAACCCATTGTAGAACATGATCATTTGTTACCTTTCTGTTGTAGGA